ATGACTGAGGCTATGAGCAACGTATTCGACATCAACCCACAAGACCTGAAGGACGCTTTCAAGCAACTCCGCTGTAGCGGCGTCTGGGAAGTCAGGGTAAGCGACTGCAAGCTTGAGAACATGCAGCTGCTCGACAAAGGCAGGATTGTCTACCGGCTGTCACGCAACGGCGAGACCCTTCTGCAAGGCAATTACAGCAAATTCAAGAATTTAATCAACCAATAGCTATGAAAGAAATCCTCAACTGCTACGCCAACTGGCGCATAGACGTAATAATGCTGCTTGCCATAGTGGCAATTATCCTTACATCAGGTGAGTCCGAAACATTCCTCACTAAGCTCATCGGCTTTGCCATTGCCATTGCCGACATCATTCTTGCAAAATACTGGCGTGGCAAAGGTCGCCTTTCAGAACTCGACAGCATCGCAGAATGATTGAATATACTTGCGGAGAATGCGTACACTGTGACCAACTCACCAACGGTCTTAAACGCTTTTACGATGTACGCAAACGTTACGTGGAGGCTCTTGGCCATATCCGTTGCGCTGCATGGCAGTCAATATGGGCTAAAGACTTGTTCGGACGTACTACATACTCCAAAATGAAAGATTTAAAACTTGCAAAGTAATATGGACGAGAACACCATAAACACCATTGCCAGAAAGGTTGCAGCACTTATACGGCATGACATGCCTCCCATCTATGACAAGCCACTCTACACCACAGCGGAGGCTGCCGCCTTCCTCGGTGTCAAACGCAGCTACATCTACGAGCTCATACGGGCAAACAAAATCCCGTACTATCGCTCCAAAGGTGGAAAGATGATTTATATCCAGCGCACCGACTTGCTCAAATGGGCGCAGACATACTTCGTCTCACCTGCCTACACGAAATCAATCTAATGCTCATGGTTGATGGGGGAGCTGCCCTTAAAGTAGCTACAAACTTTGCCGTAATTTAGTAAACATCGGGCGGCTCCCCCTCTTTTTCATCTGCACATACATAAACTTCATAAAATATAAACATTATGCCAATTACATTCCATCATCTCAAAACCTATCAGGGCACAAAGACTGTCAAGGCCACCCCGATGTCCCGTCTCAACGCGGAGAAAGAACTTGACCGCATTATCAAACCGGCCCGCAACGACGAGGAAGGCTATCTCGTAGAGTACAAAGACGGATACCGTTCATGGTCTCCTAAATCGGCTTTCGAAGAAGCCTACCGTCCTGCATCTACGTTCATCGACCGTATGCACATCGAATGCGACGAACTTTCCAAGCGGCGTGACAGCCTCCATGACTTCTTCAACACGCCAAAGTTCAAGGAGCTGGACAACTTCGACCAGTACCTCCTGCTGCATCAGTACACGGCCATGGGCGATTACCTCTCTGTTCTGAAGATACGCATTGAGCGTGCTGAAAACAACAATCCCGATAAAGCGAACACGTTATGAAAACAATCAAATTACATTCCATCACACTCATCAACTGGCGTGGCGAGAAGAAGCGCACGACCACCTTCAACGACAACGCGCCTACCTACATACTTGGTACCAATGGCCTTGGCAAGTCCCGGCATTTCGATGCCTTCTGCTGGCTCCTGTTCGGTAAGGACAGCCACGACCGTAAAGACTACGAGCTGCGCACCTACGACGCCAATCACCAGCCACTCCATCATTGCGAGTGCTCCGTTGAGGCTGTTATCAGCGTCGATGGCACTGAGTACACTATCAAGCGTGAGTACAAGGAGCAGTGGATGAAGCCACGCGGACAGGTCGAAGAGGTGTTCAAGGGCAATATAACTGAGTGCACTTGGAACGGTGTTCCAGTTAAGGTCAGCGACTTCCAAAAGCGCATTGCGGAAAACATCATCGACGAAACGGTATTCAAGATGATAACTAACCCTCACTTCTTTGCCGAGAAGATGAAGTGGCAGCTGCAGCGTGAGACGCTCCTGCAGATGGCGGGTGCCAAGACCGACGAGGAAATTGCGGCCGACAACGCCGACTTCAAGGCGCTGCTCGACCACCTCAACGGCAAGTCCCTCTCCGACTTCCGGAAAGAGCTTGCGGCAGAGAAGAAACGGCTAAAGGCTGAGAAGGACGACATAGAGCCGCGTATCGACCAGACACAAAAACTCATGCCCGAAGCCGAGGACTGGGACGCATTGCAGTATGAGAAGGACGATGCACAGAAACAGCTGCAAGACATTCAGCACCAACTCGACAACAGTGCCGACCGTGACAAGGCACAGCTTGATAAGGTGCGCCAGCTTAACAAGCGTATCAGCGACTTCAAGGACAAACAGGACGAACTCTGCCGGCAGCACCGTCTTGACACAGAGAAAGAAGCAGCTCATAAGAACGAGGCTCGACGCAACATCGAGCAGAAATGCAAGGAGATTTCTACAAGCAGGTCTGAAAACAACATCGATATCGCGCACGCCAAGGAGCGCATGGAATACCTACACCGTGAGATTGACAACCTTGTGCCACAGCTGGAGCAACTGCGCAAGGACTGGTACAACATCAGCGCCATGCAGTACGACGGCTCCGATATCTGCCCTCACTGCGGTCAGCGTCTGCCTGAGAGCATGATAGCGGATGCAAAGAGCAGCTTCGAGGAACACCGCAAGAAACTCTTGCAGCAGAACAGTGAGCGTGGTAAGTCCTTATCATCGCAGCAGAAGTCTTTCATGACTGAGCTTAACGAGAAGTCAAAGGCGTTAAAGGCTCTGCAAGACAACGACGCTGGATATGACAAGCAGCTAAAGGACCTGTACGACCAGCTCGCCAAGCACCCGGCTGTAAAGCCTGCCGAGTTCAACAACGAGGACGTTCCCGGATGGTCTGATATGGAGAAGGACATTCAGGAACTCGAAAAGGAAGTCGAGGCGCTTTCTACTCCACAGGACGAGAACGCTGCCAAGACGGTTCTCTGCCAGAAGCGTGACAACCTGCAGAAGACTATCAACGACTTGCAGGCACGCTTGATGAAGCGTTCACAGATTGACACCGGCAAGGAAGAGATAACAAAACTTCAGGCACGGGGAAAGGAATTGGCTCAGCTCATTGCTGACATCGAGCAACGGGAGTACACAGCCGCTCAATTCTCCAAGAAGCGCATTGAGGATTGCGAGGCGCGCATCAACAGCATGTTCCGGCTCGTCCGCTTCCAGCTCTTCGACTACACACAGGACGGCAACGAGTTCGAAACCTGCATGCCAATCGTCAACGGCGTGCCTTACGCCGTCGCCAACACGGCAAGCCAGCTCAACGCCGGACTCGACATCATCAACACGCTGTGCCATTTCAATAAAGTCTCGGCTCCCATTTTCTGTGATGGGGCTGAAAGCGTCAACAACTTCATCCCCACCAACTCGCAGATGATATTCCTTAGCGTGACAACAGACAAACAGTTAGTAATCAAATAAAAATCATTTATTATGGACAACAACAAGCAAAACACTGAAGTAGCAACTCAGGGCACAATCGCCGACCGCATGGTAGTCAACATCAAAGGCCCGGACGGCAAGGACGTGAAAATCACTAAGAAGATCCTCAACGACACTATCTGTCGGGGTATGCAAATCTCCGACTCCGACATGGTGCAGTTCCTAACGCTCTGTCAGGTCAACCAGCTCAACCCTTTCTTACGCGAGGCTTATCTTGTCAAGTATGGCTCACAGCCTGCGCAGATGATAACGTCAAAAGATGCGTTCATGAAACGCGCCGACCGCTGTCAGGACTTCGAGGGCATCGAGTCCGGGGTAATTGGAATGAACGAGCAAGACGTCATCAAGGACTTCGAGGGTTCTTTCCTGCCGCCCAAGTGGAAACTTATCGGAGGATGGGCTAAGGTCTACCGCCACGGACGCAAGCCATACGTGCAGCGTGTATCTATCTCGGAGTACGACAAGAGTCAGTCCACATGGAAGCAGATACCGCTCACTATGATTAAGAAGGTGGCCGAGGTACAGGCTCTCCGCGAGGCTTTCCCCAACAACCTCTCAGGCATGTACGTCTCCAACGAGTTCAACGACAACCAGTATGTCGATGTAACCGACCAAGTAGCACACGAAATCGACCAGAACGCCAACAAGCAGAACATTGGCTTTGCTGAAGATGTTCCCGGTGAGGCTATCAAAGCCCCGGCAAACGTGGACACGGAGACTGGCGAGATACTCGACACTCAGCCTGCCAAGTCCGGCGACAAGCCCGCTGCGAAAAAGCAGTCCGGCAACCTCTTCAACTCACAAGCAGGTCCCGGTTATTAATATCCCAACCGTTGTGTGCGGCGCTGCTCAGCAGCGTCCACACACTTCAATAACGATTAATAGATGAAACTCCGAGTTTTAGGCTCTTCTTCAAGCGGCAATAGCTACCTCTTCCAGTCCAGCACTGGAGAGGTGCTTGCACTGGAGGCGGGCATCAGGTTCGACAAAGTGAAGCAGGCTGTCAACTTCAACATAGACAACATCGTAGGCTGCTGCATCACGCATGAGCATGGCGACCACGCAAAATATGCAAAGGACTTCATCGACGCTTACATACCCGTCTATATGTCCACCGGCACATGCGAGGCTCTCCAGCTGTCTCCGGCAAGCTGTGCACGGTGCGTCAAGCCATTCACGGAACTAAGGATAGGCTCCTTCAGGGTCATGCCGTTCCCCGTGCAGCATGACGCGGCGGAGCCCTTCGGGTGGCTCATCCAGCACCCGGAATGCGGCAACGTACTCTTCGCCACAGATACCTACTACATCAAGTACCGCTTCCCAAAGCTTAGCAACCTCCTCATCGAGTGCAACTACCGTCTTGACCTGCTGCAACACAACGTACAGCGCGGAAGCATCGACCACAAGCGTTATGCACGCACAATCGAGTCCCACATGTCCTATGAAACATGCCTCTCGACGCTGCTTGCAAACAACCTCTCTAAGGTCAACAACATTGTACTTATCCACCTGTCTGCCGACAACAGCAACGCACGTGAGTTCACCTATGGCATTGCAAAAGCAACATGCAAGAATGTCATTGCTGCCAGTAGTGGAACAGAAATCGACTTCAACAAAACACCGTTTTAATCATGCCACAGCAGTTCATACACGTAAAGATTGGTCTCACTGACGGCATCTATCCCGTCCGGGAATTCATCACCACGGGTCTCATGCACGATATGTACGAGTTTCAGCAAGATGAGCATACTATCGGATGGGTGCACAAGCGGTGGTGTACGCCCGTCTCCGCCCCGCAAGCTCCCAGTGGCAGCGTCCCGTGCCAAGGCTTACAAGCCGTGGATAGCGTCCACGCCAACACCGACTGGCGCTCATTCCTCCGCACAGATTGGGACGCTACTCACAACCACTGCCAAGTTGAGCACCTCAACGAGTTCTACGCTATCTTTCGCCGTGCAGCTGCTGCATACTTCAACAAACAAAATCATGAGCAAGATAAAGATAAAAGTCACCATCAATCTGGAGCAAATGAGCTCCGACGAACAGATGCGCTTCTTCATCCGTCTGGCCGACAAAGGCCTGCTACCGCCCTGTCCGCCGGAGATAAGACAGAAGTACGAGGAACCGGCAGACAAATGAAAACCGTACAACTGTCGCTGTTCCCTGATTTATAAATCCAAACAAATATGGAAGAATTATATTATGTCAAGGTGGAAACCCACCATAACAACATCAAAGGTCAATGGATTGCAGAAGAAGCAAAGGCGCAATTCAACAACACCGTTATAGAGGCCGATGACTATCCCGAATTGCTTAGCTACCTTCAAGGTACTGTGTACGCTGGAAAAGAGAACTTCCCGCGCTGCACGTACGACAACATTGAAGAGTACGAGGCTCCGATTGACAAAAGTGGCATCAGGTACATTCGTTATTCCGCTCGCAAGTCCGTGGACTATCCCGATGTCACTCTCATTCTCACGCCAGTCAGAATGCTGGACTTCTAATTTTGTACAATCATGAGCTATCCAAATCAATACGTCGGCGGTCTCTCACCAAAACGGAAGGCACGCCGGTGGAAATCCAAGAAGTGGTTCAAAGTCCGGCACATGGAGGACCTCTGCGACCCACGCGCACGCCTCATCCCAATCTATTCACCGGGGGGGGTAAGAAATAACCCCATACTATCGCACTTGATGAGCCTCATCTATAGCGTCCATTAAGTCTATAGCATCTATTCCAACTATAACTTCAAATAAACATACAATCATGAGCAACGAATTCACCGTAAAAGCAACAATAGACCTTCACGAGATGGACCACGACGACATCGCCGAACTCCTCAACCAAGGTTTCAGAGAATTAAACTTATCGGAAAAGGAAGATTTCATGCGCCTCAACCTCGAAGATGCCGACAATGATGATATTGAGGAATACTATCTTGACAACATAGCCACAGGCACGGAGGAAGAAGATGAAAGTTTAAATCCTTCTTCGCTCGAAAACGAACAACGCTGTTTTCTACTTGCCGATACGCTGTCAGCATTTGCTTGCTCACGTCTCCGGCCGACCCTTTCAGAGGCCATTGACCTCGTTAGCAGATGTATAATTTCATGGGATGGAAATAATATATAAGCTCCGTCACGTGCAGCGGCTTATAAGCCGCTGCGAAAACTAATAGTAACAATTATGAACACACTGATAATAATGACTGGAATTGTCCTGTGCTGCGCTATCCTCGTTGCACCTACCATGTACCGTGAGATAGCAAGACATCACGACTTGCAGAAAGAAGTCGAGAAACTCAGGAAGGATTATGAAAAGTTCACCGATGCATGTTGTAATGATATTGCAAGATTAAGCAAGGAAATCCAAAAGAACGCTGACCTTGTGAATAGCTTGGTGGACGACACAATGAAGAGTTACGATTATTACGTCAAGTCATTGGACAAGCTAACCGATAAGCTGTACAATAGTGAAAATAAAAACAAAACTGAATGAACATGGAAGAGTATAAATTCGGACGGCATGATTTGAAACCTAAGAATGAAGAAAAATGAAAATCGCCCTGCTTGATGTAGATGGTCACCACTTTCCAAACCTTGCGTTGATGAAGCTCGCGCGGTGGCACAAGGCGCACGGCGACAGCGTGGAAATGTACGATCCGCTATTTGGCAGTTATGACAGATTATATATGTCGAAAGTTTTTACCCATACTCCCGACTACGATTATTCTATAACGAATGCCAAAGAAATAATCAAAGGTGGTACTGGCTACGATGTAAATAGCCGACTACCCTTTGAGGTGGACCGTACTCAGCCGGATTATACAGTTTACGGCGACATGATTGACCGTCACACGGCATACGGGTTTCTCACCCGTGGGTGTATCAACAAATGTCCGTGGTGTATTGTGCCTAAGAAAGAAGGAATGATAGAACCGTATATGGACGTTGATGAGATAGCCATTGAAGGTAGAAATAAGCTCATATTGATGGACAATAATATACTTGCTTGTGATTACGGACTGGAGCAACTCGAAAAGATTGCAGCACGCAAGTATATTGTAGACTTCAATCAGGCAATGGACGCTCGGCTCGTTACCGATGAAGTGGCAAAACTCATTGCAAAAATCCGTTGGCTGCCATACATACGCTTTGGTTGTGATACTCACGGTCAGATTGATGCATGTGCCAAAGCCATTGAGAAGATAGACAGCTATTCCGACAAACGCCAAATGTATATGCTTTATACAATGATACATGGCAATATCGAAGAGTGCTACTATCGAATCAGTTATTGAAAAAATTCACGATATCAACACCGTGTTTGTTGTCAGTCCCAGCCAATGCTTGACTTCTCCAAGGCTCATCAGGACATTCCACAATGGCAACGTGATATGGCACGATGGAGCAATTGCAAGGAAATATATGTTTCGTCGGATTTTAAAGACTATATGCCTCGCAAAGGTTTCCTTTGCCGTGCATATTTTCAGTAAAAACATTATAAAAATTCAATTATGACAAGAGAAGAGCAAATCAAAGAGCAAGCTAAAAAGCAAATGCGCCTTTACGAGTCTCCTATCATTAACGACAAAAGGCGCATAGGTTTTATATCTGGCGCAAAGTGGGCTGACAAACACCCCATTTCACCTTGGGTGCCACTTGACGGTAATCATAAAGAACCTCCATTTGGACGCATAATCCTCGTTTATTATCCTTTAGGTGATGGCGTTGTTGACTTAGTCAAACGTAGCAAAATACGCTATGGCACAAATGTCAACGGGAATTATCCAAACGGAGTTGATGAATACGGGCTGCCTGTTCTGTCTCCCAATCCACGTGCAAAAGAACTTGGCATATATAATATCCGTGCAACATTGTATATGGATATACCTAAACTAATTAAATAGAATGGTAGTGTACGCTGCGGCATTGCCGCAGCCATAAAAGGAATAATCATGAATAGAAAATCAAGAAGATACAGAAGGCTTCATGCTCCAGTCTCAACAGTTCAGCATGAATACTTAGTCTCCTATCGTGTAGAGAATTGGAAAGACCCATCAGGTCATTATCTTGGGACAGATGTAAGTTATGATACAGATGTTATCCGTGCAACTTCACCGGCCGCTGCATATAAGATAGCTTGTGGAAGGCATATAGCAAAATCAAATGGTTGGTATCCGTCCGCTACATTGCATTTCATGATAATCAATATCATAAAACTAAAGTAACAGTAAAAACAAATTATGAGTGATATGGAAGAAACAAAAAAAATGCTCGGAATGTGGCAGGGAATTGCCTCTGTCCTCATTCTCCAAAGCACGAAAGAAAATGTGCAAGGAGTGTTACGCAAAGCTTATGCGTCAAATCAGACAGCTTCGCAAGGATGTACCAATGACGTTAGAGAAACAACTTGATTGCGACAAGATTTCTATAGCCATTTGGCACAAGAAATCGGAATTGAGCTTGTTTCACGGTGTGTCTGCTTTGCTATATCTTACATCAAGACACATCATAGAGGCCAAATTCATAGGTGTCCAATATGATGAAGCAACAAAGCGAACATGGCCACTGTTTGCTGACAACAATGGTATCACTGTCTATCCGAAAGATATTTCATTTTGGTGTGACAGAACAGACATGATAATATATACAAACTTATCAGAACTCATTAAGAAATGAACAATAATCAAGCAATAAAGGTCATGCGCAGGCAGCCCGTATCAGCTATCCATTGGCTTGGAGACATGGAAAGCTATAGTGCTATAGACAACTTCCTCAGACCTCGGGTGTCGTATGCAATGTTTATTAAGGATGGCATCTCGCCATTTCTATCCATCGCATACAAAGACAAAATGGGTAATCACGACATAGATATTCCAAACGGCACGTGGCTGGTCTTTGAGAACAATACCTTGGAGTTCTTTGACCCGGTAAGTTTCAACACAACGTTTCGTGTCTTTCATACCAAAGAAGAGCTAAGAGAGGAAACGAACTCCATCATGGCAACTGAGCTCGCTCGAAAGCTCAACGCTGCCGTCGAAGACTGCGGAGACCACCCGGTAATCAATAGCCTTACAATGCCTGTACCCGGTGGTGACGGTTTCAGTTACGTCGTCTATCATCGTGGTGACGACCATTTTGAACTTGAATAACTATAATAAGTATAAACAACTATGGCAACAGAAAACATCAACATCAGCAAGCAAGACTTGCTCAAAGCTTACCGTGAGGCTGAACAATCACAGAAAGAGTTCATGAAGCAACTCTTCGGTGCAGACACCTTCGCTTCCAGCGTCATGGAGCGCGTCAAGACATTCCAAGATGCTGTCAAAGAGCTTGGCGATGAACATCCGCTTGTAATTGAGTACATCACGTGGTGCAAGCAGATAGGCGGAGTTTACTCTGCCGATGTTATGGCTTACCTCAAACTCCGTATCATCGCTGCTGCCCTTAACGAAGGCTGGGAACCGAAGTTCACCAAAGACGAATGGCGTTACTATCCTTACTTCTACGTTCTCACCAAGGAAGAGTATGAGCAGCTAAGTGCGGAGGGAAAACGGCGCTGTGTCGGCCGTTCGGGCAGCGATGCGAATGCGAACGGCGGTCTCGTGTATGCGTACTCGAGCAACGGTTCTGCGGGCTCGGGCACGGGCGACGGGGTGCGCCTTGCCTTCCGAACAAGAAAGTTAGCGGAATACGCCGGGAAACAGTTCATTGACATTTGGGCCGATTTTATTTTCAAAATCGGAGGCACCACCAAATCTATGGAAGTATGAACAACGGACGTTTGGCTTTCTTCAACCTCGTCAAGGAGATGCGCGCGGCACAGAAAGAATATTTCCGCACACGTGCGCACTCAGCTCTGGTCCGTTCAAAGGATTTGGAGCGGCGTGTTGACGATGAGTTGGCACGTGGCGACCAATATCTCAAACAACAACAGCAACCGTCCCTCTTCCCGGACAACGGTTAGCTCCGTCCCGTTCTGTCCTGTTCGGCGCAATACATTGCGCCGCCCATAAACTATAAAGCCCATGAACATCTGCAAGACCGACATCAACACCATTACTCGTTACCTGCTCGACGCTGCAACGCTCTACGATGGCATCGACAACACGACGGCATACAACCGGGCACGACTCATTCGTAACCTTGTGAGAAAGATAAAAAGAAAACAAGAAAATTATGACGACCTTTGATGAACTTCTGGAGAAAAGCCGCAAGCACCAGCGGACGCACAACCCCGACAGGGAACACGACCTGCAGGTGGCATGCGTAGAGTGGTTCCGCTATCAGTATCCACGTCTCACCCTGCGCCTCTTCGCAGTGCCCAACGGCGGATACCGCGACCGCAAGACTGCCTCCAAACTCAAGGACGAAGGTGTTATCAGTGGTGTCTCCGACCTCATTCTCCTGAAGCCAAACAGGCACTTCCATGCCCTGCTCATCGAAATGAAGGTCTCTGAGAAGTATTCCCGGCAGTCCATGGAGCAGAAGAAATGGCAGAAAGAACTTACACGCCTCAACGAGTATAAGTATGTTGTCTGTCGCTCAATCGACGATTTCATGCGTGAGGTAAATGAATATTTGAAAGGCATTCAATCATGAGCAATAAAAACGAACAGACCGTGGGCGGCTTCATGTTCTACCGCTCCTTCCGTGACGCTATCCGGCAACTGCCACGTCGGCAGCAACTCGCGCTATACGATGCTATTGCCGACTACGCCCTTGACGGAATACTACCGGCTATCGACAACAAGATAGCCAACGTTATGTGGACGCTCATGCAGCCTTCCATTGACCGTACGAAGAAAACCGACCTTTCCCAGCCTGCACGACGTGGTGCTCCCGTCGGCAACTACAATGCAGCCAAGCATAAGCCGCAACCCGTAGCAGCTACCGTAAGCCCCGACACCGTTGCGGCATCCCCTCCGAAACCCAGAAAGGTTGAGTATGCCGCTGCATTGCAGAGGCTCAAAGCCTCAAACGAGGTCCCGCCCCTGCATCGTGAGATAGCTGAAATATCACGTGACCAGTCGTGGATAGAGTCCGTCTGCATGATGTTCCACCTACAGCCCAATCAGCTCACACCTTATTTCTCCGTCTTCCGGCTCGAATGTGAGACCTCAGGACGGCTACAGCACGACAACCTCAACGACTGCAAGCAACATTTCAAATCGTGGCTGCGTATTCAATTACAAAGAAAACAAGACAATGAACAATCAGACAAAAGAAAAGCTCTCCGTAGAAGAACTGACGTCCCGCCTGCTGAAACGACGGACTATCATTCGTCCCTTTAGATGGGGGTACAGTGTTGATGACTGTACGTGTCTCCTAACTGCCGCCTACCAAGCACAAGTGCAGGCGCGTGGAGGTCAATGTATCATGGACGGTTACACAACTTCAAACATCATGAACGTAGCAAAAGCGATGAATAACCTTTGTGGAGTGAAGCGTGGGTTCATTCTTTGTGGCGACTGCGGCAACGGAAAGACGACTATGATGCATGCTGTCGCTGCTGCAACCGAATTATTACAAGACGACTTCGGGGCGTTCACACACTACAAACCGGGATATGGCACTTATAAAGACGATGTCCACTACACTTTCGCCGACGCTATGGATTGTGCCTATGCTGAACGTGACGGGGTATTCGCCACTGCCGCGAAACCTATCCTTGTCATTGAGGACATGGGGCAGGAACCGTTGGAGGTCCAGAGCTACGGCAACATCTACAACCCGGTCATTGATATTCTGGAGAAACGATATGAACGCTCGCTGCCAACCTTCATCACCACCAACTTGGATCCGCAACAGCTCGGCAAGAGGTACGGCAAACGCATTCAGGACCGGCTGCGGGAGATGATGTTCACTATACCCTTCGACAATCCGTCATACAGAAAGTAGCTCCGTATATACTTAAACTTCTCTTCACGTGCCAAACAGCTATCTTTACGCCCATGATTAAGGATATAAAATACAATGGATACACAGCGCAGCCGTCCGATTATTCTTGCACGGACGGCGACCTGTCGCTGTCTCTAAACGGCATTCCCGACAACGGCACCTTCCAGCCGGTCTTCCCGCCAAAGGTGGTGCTCGCGCTCGCCGATGGTGAGGATGTGGTCTATATTCACAAGACAACTAACTTCACACACTACATCGTCTATACGGCTTCCTCTGGGGCTATCAAGGCTATCAACGCTAAAGATACTACAAAGACCTACGCACTGCCTGCTTTACAAAAGGTCTTTCAGGTAACTGCCGTCGGAAATACGCTCGTTGTCCTCGCTGAAGACGGCATGCACTATATCCTGTGGAAAGGTGAGACGGAAGGATACCTCAATCTCGGAACGCACCTCCCGGAGTTGCCTATCTCCTTCGGACTGCAAGGGGAAATGGTACGGACAGACGAGTTCAATATCTCTTTCGACGCAATCAGCGAGGGAAACCTATGGGATGAGTTCTCCGACTCAAATAAGACGCGCATAACATCACAAGTGCTTGCGAAGGTCAATAAGTTCATTGCCGACAAATCGGTCAATGCCGGGAAATTCATCTACCCCTTCCTCGTCAGATACGCCTACCGCCTCTTCGACGGTTCGCTGACTATGCACTCGGCACCTGTACTGATGATATGCTCGTCCGACCTCGCACCGCAGGTGGCGTGGTCCCACATCACGGGTAAGGGAAAATACACGGATGCAACGCTCAGGGTCATTTGTGCAGTACACTCCCTCGACTATGCCGTTATTCTGCCTGCACGCATTGAACAGCTCAAACTCTGGAAGGACATCGTGCGCTCTGTGGACATCTTCATATCGAAGCCTATCTACACATACGACCAAAACGGACAGTGTACAAAGTTCTCTCAGGTAAGCGACAACGACTGCTACTGTGTCTGCAAGCATACAAATCAGATGGCTGACACTACGAAATATCCAATACGCTATCAGAAACGCTCGTTCTCGTCGATGTATGCCTTCACGTTCGACCCCACTAACTTCACATATTCCGACGCAAGACTCATCATTCCAAAAAGGTCGGCGGAGGACGTCAAGGCGGACATAAGGTCTTGCTCACAGTTCTTCCTGCTCGAAAGCATAAAGATTGATGAACTGAAGTCTGAGCGTACACTGATACCCGTCGAGAAAGACTATCTCCAGTCGCTCGTCAACAGGGAACAAATGACCGACGACTACGACAGCCACGACACAATCATTGCTAAATATGCGTTCGCTTACAACGCAAGACTCAATATCGCCAACATCAGAAAGCGGCTCTACAACGGTTACAACATGGGGACACTGCTCTGCTATACCGACAGATATGTAACAAACTGGAAAGATGCTGAACCGACAATGTTTGACGATAAAAGGTCATTCGGCGTTTTCTTTGTCATCAAGCAGGACGGACGCGACATCTTCGTGCAGGGAGAGAGCTTCCAAATGGGATACGACACGCCGTTCCTCTTCCTCTATTACCCTAACGTCAATTGCTACAAAGCGGTAATCGTCGAATGGAACTATTTCGCAAATGTCTATGAGGTGCCAATGGAGGCACACACTGCTCTCAACGGGGCTTTCTACTTCAGCGGATGGGATAACCCTACAAAAAATGGGAGTGTGCCAGCGGCTTCTTCTGCCGACGATATGATGATAGACGTGCCTAACAAAATATACACTTCTGCTGTAAACGACCCCTATTTCTTCCCGCTTGCGGGCATCAACACCGTGGGCACAGGCACTATCGTGGGCATAAGCTCAGCGGCGCGTGCACTCTCACAGGGACAGTTCGGACAATTCCCGCTCTATTGCTTCTCGACCGACGGTATCTGGGCCTTGGAGGTGGGGACTGATGGTTATTATAAGGCGCGGCAGCCTATCTCACGTGATGTCTGTACCAATCCCGACTCCATAACGCAAATGGACTCGTCCGTGGTCTTCGTGACCGACAGGGGTATCATGCACATTTCCGGTTCATCTACGGAGTGCCTCAGCGACATTCTCGATACGGAGACGCCTTTCGACATGGCGTCACTGCCACACGCTGCCGACATCATCAACGTGTTCAACGGCTGGCTCGCGGACGATGAGAAACAAGGCAACTTGCAGCTGTCGGCGGATTTCACACTTAAGCCGTTCCGAGCATTCCTCGCCGGGTGCCGCATTGCCTACGACTACACACACCAGCATATCATCGTATTCAATCAGGACTTCAACTATGCCTACGTCTATTCCATGCGCTCGCAGGCGTGGGGAATGATGGTTATGCTCCACAAGATGAGCCATACCGTCAACTCCTATCCCGACGCTATGGCCATGGACGCCGACCACCGTCTTGTCAACTTCTCTGAGTATGCCACGACAGCTGAGGCCTTCCTGCTCATCACACGACCTTTGAAGCTCGAAGCACCAGACATTCAGAAGACCGTTGACACCATCATACAGCGTGGAGTATTCCCAAAGGGCAGTGTCGCGCAAGTCTTATATGGCTCACGAGACATGTACCATTGGCAGCTCGTATGGTCCTCAGCCGACCACTACCTACGTGGCTTTGCCGGAACCCCATACAAGTACTACCGCATTGCGGTCATTGGACGACTGCGTGAGGGCGACAGCCTCTACGGCTCCTCCATACAGTTCACCCCTCGCCTCACCGACCAGCCACGCTAATAAGCGGCCGTGTGCCGCTGCCGGTAGCTCCGTTCCGTGCGACGCCTTACAAGGCGGCGTGCTTGGCTGGGTTCGGTTCGCCGCTGCTGTGCAGCGGCTACACCCATAAGCAAGGTACTATTTTCTCACTTTATGTAATTCATAGTGTTTATAACGTTAGAAAGCCTGGATGCGTGATGCACCTCGGCTTTCATCTTATATATAGGAAGGGGCGTGTAGGCTGCTGCCCACCGGCAGCAACCTACCATGAAGGGAACATCTTCCGTCTCGTTATCCAGTTGCTCCTGTTCTTAGCGTTCCTGATAGCCTCCTTGAGTTCTTCTATCTTAGCCGCCCACACGGCGGAGCTCTCAGGATAGGTAATGCTCAGCCAGTCTTGAAGCACACGGCAAACTATCCACTCATGTACGAGTTTCAGTATCAGGTTGATGGTACCTTGACTCGTGTTTGTCGGCACATTCAGGTTGATGGCAAGCACGTCTTCCGCCTTCGGCTCGTCGTTAAGCTTCAGTGGAGTGTCCGTTATCTCTTCACGGCTCCAAGGATAAAGCATCTCGTTAGTCTCAGCGTGAGCCAAGTCCACAATGCGCATCACACGGTCACGGTTGCCGTCCTCCACAACGTCCTGAACCAAGTGCTTGATGTGGTTATAGTCCACGCCGTCCATCAAATCACCCTGTACCCATGCCATGTTGGCAATGTCGTAGAGTAGCTCCTTGATGTAGAATTCAAGAGTAACCTTCAGCTTGCCGTCCTTACGCTTGCATGTACATTTGCCCCAGCATTCATACATAAGCCTCTCCTTTCCTCTCTTAGCTCACGCTCTGCCGCTGCGGTCTGATGCGCTTGTTGGCGGCTTCTCTGATGGTTTCAAGGTTGTTCGTCGCAAGTGTGAAGTAGTCAGATGCGTCGGCCTTGTCTGTGATGGTGAACCAGTCGCCTATCGCGGTGTTCACGATAAACTGGTGAAGGGCTGAACTGATGGAGTCACGGGTCGAGTTGTTGTAGTTGCTCGGCATGTTCAACTCTACCGTCAATGTGCTGCCAGCATTGACAACAGCATACACATCGTTGCTCAATACGCCTTCTGTGGGGAGTTTTCCAACTATACCCTTGCTCACGCTCTTATCTGATGCGTCAGTGGTGGGCGACCAGCGTACGCCTGTGCCGTCGACAGTCGCCTTGAAATACTCCATTTTCGGCTCGGTAACAGCCATAAGCTCGTCCGACGATGTCGTACCGTCGTCGTTGAGCCATTCCGCAAGCTTCGTTTTCAACATGCCAAAAGCGTTCTGGATAGAGCGCAAAATCTGATTGGAGTTCTCATCATCGTCGTTGGCTTGCATGTTCGCAACCTCTTCATGATTGGTGCCAGTCCTGCGGCTCCGGCCAGTCAGGTAGGTCTTGTTCTGGATGTCATACACCAGCTCACTGACAAACAGCGTCAGGGTTATCGTTTTCTTTGCCATTGTTATATCTGTTTTTTATGATTTATCGTTGTCCGCTGCCTCGTCAATGCCCTAATCTTATCCTCGTGGGCTTCTTCTTGTAGTACAGCTTAGACATAATATCAGTCATTTTGTCACCCGCCTCACTCTCGTAGCGTTCCACACCGTCTTTCTTCACGAAGTTGTTCCACTTGCTTACGATGGCATTCACAAAGTAGCTGAAAAGGCTTTTCTCAACTGATGGGGTCAGGGCCGTGTCATAGCTGTTGCTCAACTCCAAGTCGGCAACGTATGCCGGTACCGTCTCCGTCTCGGTCTTGCCGTCCTCTGTCACGCTTTCAGTATAGCTGTCATTCACTGAGGTAACAAACCTTTTCATGCTCTCCGTGATGGCACTTGCCGCCTCGTCCCAGAACCGTTGCAGCATGCTCCGGTCCTCTTCCGTGGTGAAGATGCGTTCATACGCGCCCTCATCGCTGGCTTTCTTGCCCTCGTAGGCTGTCGTCCGTGCCACCTCGTTCAGCACGTCCGACTTCACTGCTCTTAGCGTTATCTTTATCATATCGCAAATTTAACAAATGATTAATCTCCCACTCGTTTATCTTTATACGCCATGCCGTCCTATCGCAAGTCCCCTCTTATCCGCTTCCTTATCCACCACACTGCAAACACTATCCCTGCCATAATAGCTAAGGTTGCTATCACTATCGCCGCCGTACCGAAGTCCATCTTCACCCGTTCCCACTTCGTCAGCTTCCGCTCCACCGGGTAAGGCACCCGCACGCTGTCCACCCTCACCGACAAAGCACTGTCTCCGGCCACGGTGTTACTCATATGCGTAGCCTTCTCCCATTTGATAAGCCGCAGCGTGTGCCATCTGTCCACAAACACCGTGTCCCCCCTCATCATCACGGCCATGCTGTCATGCCTATACACATTATTAAACGTCCGCACAGAGTCCCGCACCGTGTCATGCACCGTAACAACCCTGTCCTTATACTCCGTCCGCACATTCTCCACCGGCACATACTTGGTAGTTCTGCACCCTACAAGCAGTGTGATGATTGCGCAAGCTATCAAGCCCAGCAGCCACCCTTTTAATCTATCAAAATCTATCATATTTATTACGTCTATTAGTGTCCGTTAGTGTCTATTAGTGTCTCTATCCCGTCCACCGTCCCGTTCGGCGGCTTACAAGCCGCCGCCCATCTTATATCCCTGCATATTCTTTAGTTGCATCGAAACTCGGACACGCCTTGGCTGCAAAGTCACGGTGTCCGTGAATGCTGCCCTTCGGCAAATGGTACTCTTTAACAAGCTTCTTCAGTAAGTTTCTAAGTGCTTCTTTCTGCGCTCCCGTCCTCGTGTCCTTTGCCGCCTTCCCGTCAGCAGTTAGACCGCCAATATAGACAACGCCTATAGAGTTCTGGTTATGTCCATAGCAGTGTGCGCCGACTTCGTTCACCGGTCTGCCTGCATGGACGCTGCCGTCTCTATACACAACATAGTGGTAGCCAATACACTTCCAACCTTTAGCCTTATGCCAGCGAGTAATGTCCTCAACGGTAAAGTCTTTACCCTCCGGCGTTGCTGTGCAATGCACGATAATCTCATTAATCTTTCTCATAGTTTACTCTATATTTTCGTCAATCTTTTCCTGTTCTTTCTCCGTTATAAACCGCTTCAAAAACGGTATCTTCTCTACAAACTGTACGCTCAGCACATAGTATATGAAGTATGCTATCCGGTGCCAAACGCTCTTCTTGGGGGTAATGTTCATCCAGTTCCTTGAGATATTCACGCCGAAAAACCAAACAGCTACCCAGCACAGATATTTCACTCCGTTTACGGCATCCGTGTGAGCGTGAAGCTTGTCTCCTATACCTAACACGGCAAACATCAGTACAAAGAACACGGTGCTCTGCCCAAAGAACTGAAGTGCCTTCTTACGTTCCCACTTTCCACCGTTCACGATGTCTGCCATCAATCCGAAGCAGAAGTTAAGGCAGAAAAGCATGATCATCGCAACAATGAAGTCGCCTATTGGCATCAGGCAGCTCATCAACACTGCCCATGTCGCTATCAGTATACCTTTAATCTCGCCCATGGCCTCATCTGTTATATCTGTAAAACAACCACCCGAACACTCTCACGGCATAGTAATACGCCACCGCCACACTCACTTGAAGCGTCGATGAACTGTAATAAACCATATCCTCCAAAAACGCTATGTCGTACTTGCATCGGTCCTTGCTACCGCCTCGCTTGTCATATCTGACATCATGATGCAGTGCTGCCTCATGAAAGCGATTGCGATAGGGCAACAGCCGTCTAAGCCACTTCGGCCCTATTCCAAGACCGTTCACGCCCGGCTTCCATAGCATTCCTCTCAACTTCTTCATTCCGCGCCCTCCAGTAGTTTCTTGGCGTCAATGCCGTCCTTCTCCGCCCAGCCCTCGTTCACGCTCTCGTTGATAAACTTGATGGCACCACGGTAAAAGCTCGTCAGCTCTTCCAGTGCCTCAAAGGTGTAATACACTGCTTTGCCCTCGGTGCTGTCGCTCAGCTTGAACTTAACAGGAAGCACGCTGCTGTCCTTGCAGGCCAAGTCATACACAGCCTTGTAGTTGAACTGGTTCTCGCTGCTCAACCATACCTTGTGACCGCTCCACTCGTAGCCGCTCAGTATCTTTGCGTCAACGGTGGCATTAATCAGGTCGGTGATGTCCGTTTTCAGCTCGTCTTCGTCGGGCTTGTGGTCGTACACCTTACGGCATACATAGTCGCCCTGAGCGTCCTTGCCCTGACCCCAGTACAGATACCACTCCGAACCCCTCCGGACAACCTCGTCCCGGCGCTCCGTGATACCGTAAATCTTCTCAAATCCTTTTTCCATATCTCTGTATTTATTATCGCTTATTCGCCTATCTACGCCCGCTGTCCAGTACGCCGCTGCTGAGCAGCGGCCCATATCTCTTGCCGCGCTAAGGCGGCGATCTTCGTTTCTTCATTTTCATTTGTTTTATTTTTCACATTTCTTCACATTCAAATTCAAGACGCCTCGCTCTGCGTGGGGTCGATTTCGCTTTCGTTCTCCAGCTCTCCCGTGAAGGCAAGGCGCACCCCGTAGTTCGTGTCCGAGTACGCAGAACAGTTGTCCGCGCCCGCATAAACGAGACCGCCGTCCGTATGCGTATAGTGGTACGAACGGCCGACACAGCGCCCTTTGGCATCTGAGTACCAGAATACGGCACAATAGCAGGTGTCCCATTTGCGGTTGCTGTAGCCTGAGCTTGCTATAACGTCGCAGTGTCTGCCAAGCACGATGCGTGAAATGCACAGTCCGTTGGTGGTGATGGCCTGCACGGTGCGCTCCGTATCGGTGTACTCATCATAGATGTGCATCAGACCGTTGGTAACGTCGCCCATATTGCCGTCAGTACGCTTCGCAGCTTTCCACGCCTTAAAGTTAGGTATATTCATGCCAATATAATCCATAACTTCATACGTACATGCAATAAATCCTTCCAAACCCCATACAAGGTTGGGAGTATTGCTCGCGCCTTTCGTGTCCGAGTTGCCCATATTGTCACGCTGTCCGGTGGTGTAACTGGCATTACAGCCGAAACCGTAATAGCTCTGGTCGTCCTTCTGTCCGCACCAGCAAAGGCTCAGGATAGCCATGTCCTTGCTCTGCTCGTAGCTGATGCCATGATAGCCCTTACCACGATACCGGCACAGGTTCAGCATGTCCTGATAGGTGTAGTGCGGGGTACTCACAGGCATGTTCGTCGGGTTGCCGTCGGCATCGTAGTTCCATTCCGTACTGGTGACAGCTGTGCCGTCGCCGCGTCGCGTCGTGCGCCCGCTGATACTACGGGCATAGCCAAGGTCGTCGGTCGTCATAGTCTTCAGACCGATAAGCCCTGCCTTGTGTTCTACCCAGCCGGGCTCTATCGCTTCAAGGTCGGTGCTGTCCGTGGAGAGTATCATGTGGCTCTCATCGTCAAGGTTGCGCAGACACGTGAAGTAGAAATACTTTGCCGTCGTCGGAACGTCCCGGAACAGATAGTCGCCGCGCTCGTTTGAGAAGTCCAACGGACTCTCTGCTATACCGCTGACAGAGAACACATCCTTCTGCAGTATCTTGCTATCTGCGTCGGTGAACACAGAGCAGACCGTGGCATTGTTTAGACCTATATACCTTACCTGTCTCATGCCCTCTACGTCCATTCTGTACGTCGCGCACGCTGTCAGCACGCCGAAGCAGTCGTCGCCAAGCACATTGCCAACACTGACATTTGCGTCCATCAGTCCGTAGGTGTCCTTGTAAAGACACTCGGAGAGCTTGGGTTGTGTGGTCTTGCTGGCAGTGCTCTCCGGCATGTTCTTCCACGTGTTCAGCAGTATGTGCTTCTTCTGAGTCTTGTAGTCGTTCACGCCCTTGTACCAGTAGTGGGGTATGAACTGGAAGAAGTCATACATCTTGCCAAGTGAGTCTTTGATGTCGCTGTCCGTAACGCCGTCGGCAAGCTTCGTGTAGTTGCTGTCGCTCAGCAGATCCATGTGCATCTTGTGTGTCTCGCTGTTGTAGGTGCCTCTCACGCCCTTGCATCTCTTGCGGATATTCAATATGTGTCCACTCGGCTTGTAGGTGGTGTAGGTGTTCTCGTCCACATAGCCGGTGCCGTTGTCCGTGTTGTAGATGCTCTTCTGCGACTTCGTGTTGTCGAAGATTACATAGTCGGTGTACAACTGCTGACGTATGGTGAGGTTCACAAAGTAGCCCTGCAAGTCGCTGATAACGTTCTCGTCGGTGTACTTCTTCATCGTCCACTGACCGCTCAGACCGTCGCACACGGTCTTGTCCTCTGAGTTCAGGCCGATGGTTCCGGCTGATTTCAGCGATTGCAGCACGCTTGCCTCGCCGATGGTCCTGATACCGGCTATGCTCACGCCTGTAAGCGTCTCTCCGCCGTTCACAACATCCGTCAGGAGTGATACTCCGTCGATGTTCGGACAACCGTTCACTGTAAGTGTCTTGACGTTGCTAAAGCCCTCTATCGTCATGCCGCCGCCCTTCACGTAGCTGAGCTTGGGAAGGTTCACAAACTTCAGGTCGGTCATGCTGCCCGGAAGGTGCAGGGTCTCTATCGGGCTCGCCTCGGCTACGTTGAACGTCTTGAGCAAGCTGCCCTCCGCCAGCACGCTCTTCAGGCGGGGACACCCGCTGGCATTCAGCGTCAGTATCTTGGTGTTCCTGATGTCTATCTCTTCCAAGAAGGGCATCTGCCCAAGGCTCAGTGCGCTCAGTATGTCGGTGGTGTAGGCAGGCGTGTAGTCCGTACCGCCGATAATGAGCTTTCTAAGCAGCGTGCAGTCGGCTATCATCCAGTTCGAGTTCTTGGGCGTGCAGCCGCTGAGGTCAAGGGCGCCTATCTTGTCTGCGCCGAAGATGTATATCAGCTTGCCGCCTTCTCCGGCGGCTGCGTCGCTAAAGGTGTAGCTCTCTCCGGCTTTCAGATAGCAGGCATGCTTGGCGGAGCTCGTAGAGTCCACGCCCATGCCGAAGTAGCCGTCCTGCGCGGCTGTTATCTTCACCTTGATAGGTCCCATCATACGGGCTTTGAAGAACTTCTTAAAGAGGTCGCCGGTCTGGAAGTAGCCGTCCCGGTAGGCGAAACGCTTGCGCTGGAAGGCGGGCAGACTGTCAAGGCGCAGCCCGTGCAGTGCCGGGTAGTGGTTGTCGGCGGCTGTGGCGGTCTCGATATACTTGCGCTCGCCGTCGAAACTGGAAACAACCTTCGGCCATTTCAGTATGCGGTTCGTCATCCAGTATCTGTAGCAGCCGTCGGCGCTGAAGATGTCAAGGCCGGTGCTGGTCTTAGTGCCGCGCATGGCGGCTGCGGTGTCGTGCAGGGTCAGCACGCTCTTGCCGCTGTCGTCCGTCCATACGCCCTCACCTTTGGCAAACAGCGCATAGCTCTGCTGGAACATCACGCCGTCCCAACCCTGATACAGGTGGCTCGTCGCGCCGTCCATGTCCCAAGGTATGGTGAGGTAGCAGTCGTTGTCAGCCTCATCGCACGAGTCACCGTCATACCAGTGGTTGAAGTAGAAACGCATCTTCCCGTCTGCCTCCAAATACACAGTTGCCATCATATTTTTGGCTCTCTGGTCAACGGTGGCTTTATAGTCGCTCGCTACGATATAGCAGTTCGTTGATTGGGGGGAGAAGTAGTTGTGCATCTCGTGCTGCCATTTCTTCAGGCGGTTCTCCTTCGTTCCCGCTACGCTCTTGCCGTCAAGGGTGATGGTAGTGCTTGCTCCGGCTCCGTTGAAGATTGCCTCGCTGCCGTCGGCTTTCTTCGCGGCGTTCTGCGTAGCGTCCTCGGTGAGGTTCTGGTTGCACTGCTGGCAGAAGGCCAGCTCTCTGTACAGCTGGTATGGCACTTTCTGCCCAGACGCATAGAGGGCGTTCAAATCGTCGTCGTCAGGATAACGCATCTCATAGTACGTGCTCCAAATAGGTACGTCGCCATCATCGGTGTGAAGCGTCTTCAGCATGTCGTCAACACTGTTCACGCCCTGCTGCCAGCAGAACTCTTGGTACTGTCGGTACTCGTAGCACTCCACAGGGTTCAGAACCCTGCCAACGATGCTCCATTTCTGTGTGGCACTGTCAAAGGTCATGCTGCCAGTGGTGTCCTTCCACTTGCCGCCCTTGTACTGCACAAACTTCCCGTCGCTCGTCTTGTAGGCTTCGCCCCAGTCGTAATTGCTCACGTTGTCGGCCTGCACCTCGGCAAGGGTCTTGTCAAGGATGCGCTCGTCGTCAACGGCTACAGCGTCTATCTCGGTCATGCTGCCCGTACCGTCGTTCTCAAGGAAACGGGTCTTCGGACCGCAGAACTCGCTGAGCATGTACAGCGTGCCCGGAACGAGGCTGTCCGGATTGCTCAGCACTGTTGCTTTGTAGTCGTCGATGTCGGTGCCGCGAGGGGTAACAATTTCCTTGAAGTCACCGTAGTTCACGCAGCCAAGGTTATAACCCTCTACGTCCTCGAAACCGAAAAAGTGCGGGTTGCCTTTGTCGGCGTTGAAGTTGCCCTTAGAGTGGAAATAGGCGTTCTCAGGCAACGTGGCGGCTTCCGCGCCTTTGTCCTGACCTATACGGTAGTCGGTGCGGAACAATGCGCACGTCACACCGTCAATGCTGCTGTGAAGCTCTTCGCTCTTGTTGGTATTGTAACGCTGCGACGGGGTGATATAGTCAGTACCAAGGGCCATCTGGGTGTCGTTCATCTGCTCCATAAGGGCACAGTTGTTCGCACCGGCTGAGTCGGAGTAGTCTACCTTCACCGTGATGGTGTTGATGGGTGTGCTGCCTTCCTTGATGCGTATCTTCTTTTTCTTCGCAAGTTTGGCAGCGTCGTCATACTTGGCAAGGATAGTCTCATCGCCGTTGTACATCTCGCTAATCTGCTCGCGGGTGTACAGAAGGGTTATCTTCTTCGACTTCTTGAACTTCGCCTTCTTATTCTTGATGGCGTAAGCCAGCGTCGATGTGCCTTGGTTCGTCACCGGGACGGCCTCTACCTTGCAGTTCGACCACGGACGGTCGGGGAAGTACAGATACCAGTCTTCCAGTACGCTGGTCTTCTTGTCCTTCAACGACTCTATGTAGTCGGGATAGTATATCTTGCTGTCCGTTACCGGGCTGCCGTCATTGCTCAGGTTCTTGTCACTCGTCCTTGTCATCACGCAAACCATGATGCCCCTGTCAAGCAGCTTCTGCATGGCAGGATGGGGCTTCGTAGTGCCTTCTGCCGTTACGTCCGTCATTACATTGTTCTGCTCATACTCCGTCAGCATGGCTTGCGTGTCGGTGAGGTTAACGATGTAGTTGTTGAACGCCTGAATGAAGTCGTAGTAGCTGTTCCACCTCGTTATCTCGTACAGATAGAGGTCTGCGTCCGTGCCGTCGAAGTGGATGGTGTCGTCAAAGGTCGGGAAACCGTTGCTGGTGTCTATAGGCACACAGGCGCTCTCGTCACCGTTCTGGAACACCTTGCACAGCATAATGCCTGAGTAGGGGGCTCTCGCCTGCGGCTCTATCACAAGGTCGATGCGGTACACTACACCGTCAAGGTAGCTGGTTGCTGCCGTGCTCTGAACGTTCTTCAGTGCGTCCGCACTGTCGCCGTTGGTGCTCACGATAAACTTCTCACCCGTCAGCACAAAACCAAGTTTGTCACTCATGCACTTGATAATTTGTGCGTCGCGCTTGGCGATATTCTTCACCATAAACGTCAGGCTCAATGCCATGCCGTTGGTGGGGATGGCGTTGCTCGCAAACGGTTTGTCGGTACACTCGGCGGTAACGTTCTCGGCCACGCGCAGTGCCATGCGGCCCTCTGACTGCTCCGTGCCGAAGTTGTCGGCGACAAAGCCGTTGGTAGAGTAGTTTGAACCGTGCACGTTGATGCCTACCGCGCTGCCGTCGCTGGCCGTGGTCTTGATGGTCTTGTCGGTGTCGCTGTTGCTGCGTCCGGCAAGGCTTATCTTGTAGTAGGCTCCCTCGGTCTCGGCGATACTCAGCAGGCTTCCGTTGATGTCAAACGTCGGCTTCTCCACCAGCCCGACAGCCGTAGCAGTGCCGCCCTGTTCCGTAGGCTGCTGCTGTGCGGCAGCGTCAAAGCTCAGCTCGTCGCCGTCACTGTAGCCCACAATGCGCTTCTCTATCGTGTAGTAGCTGCTTCTGTTCATGGTCTTGCTGGCAATGCTCTCGGTGGTCTTCTTCGTTACGTCCGTAACGCTCACCTCTACCGTCGGGTTGGCATTGTTCCGCTGATAGCACGCCACGTCAAAGCTGACAGTCTGGAACAGCTTCACCTTTCCATCATTGTCGTCATACCAGCGTGCAACGACAATGGGCTTGTTATAGTCGCTCACACTCTCGCGCTGCTCTATCACCATCACGGCGGTGTGAAGCACATTGCCCGTAAGCCCCGACGCGACATCGGTGCCCTGTATCCTCAGCGGATAGGCACCATGACCCATGCCCGTGGGGTCCACAGTGACGTTATGGGTATAGGTGTCCTTTACAAGCACGTTCTCCAAAGTTTCCCATGCGCCGCTCTTGTATATCTCTATCTTCGTCTGTATGCCCTTGTCACTGGCGTTGTGCGGGAAACGGTACATCGGAATGCTCACCTTCTGCCCGCCTACCTGCAAACTCGTGTCCTTGGTGTAGTTCAGCGTCTGACTGCTCTCAACGGTAACGTCAACGGCGATCATCTCCACATTCCGCGTGGCGGTCTTGCCAGTAGCGTCCGTGGCCACGGCTTGCAGCTCCGTGCTACCGGCATTGACGGCTATGCTCGACAGGTCAAACTCGAAGTTGAAGGCTTTCAGCGATGAGCTGCTCGCCTGATTGGGCTTGAAGCTCGCAACAACTGTCTTCGTCGTCCGGTTCGTGAACACGACACTGGCTATCTTGTTGTCCTGCGCGGAGCCGTCGGCAAGCTGTGTTACGCTTCGTATGGCTGCCTTCAAGATGGCGGTGCCGCCTGCACGTACATAGAAGGGGTCGTCCTCAAAGTTGATGGCTACGGTCGTGCCGCCGGTGCTGCCGCTGCCAGTGCCTACGGCAAACTGGGTCTCTGAGAGTACGTCGCCGCCCTTGCTTTTCAGCCGCAAAGCCACGCTGCCCTCGCTTTCCTCGGCTTCTATCTCAGTGGGCACTGCCTTGTAAGCTCCGCCCGTGGAGAATGCGTCCTGACCGCCGTCCTCCATCGTGTCGCTGGTTTTCACTTTTGTGCCGCCGCCAAAGTCCTGCCATAGGTCGGCAATCCAAAAATCATCGGTCAGTGCGCTGTCGCCCTGATACTGCTTCGTCTCAACCTTGTTAGCCTCCGTGGAGTAGCTGATAATCAGACCGCGTTTCTGATAACTCACGCCGGTACTCTCCTGATAGGTCTTAAGGGCGTTGAGGGCTGTGCCAAGGGTATAGTAGCCCGTTGGAAGGGGAACAATGGTGTCAAGGTCTATAACGGCCTCTGAGCCCTGCACCATACTGCCGAAGTCCTTCCAGTTGTCGGTGTCATACCAGTTCTCGTCCTCGGTGTTGCTGCCAACATACTGATAGGTCTTCCATGTGCCTTTCTTCAACGCAAACGTAAGCAGCAAGCCCAACTTGGCCTGACCGTTACGCTTTGCCACGTGAACGGCGGAGTTGCTCGTGTCGTTGGTGTCGCAAAGCACATACACGCGGCCGTCCTCTGCACTCGGATTGTAAGCACCACCGCTCGAATTGCTGCTGATGGCTACAAGCTTGCTCTTGGTGGTGTCATAGCGGTAAGACAGGTTGTTGGACTTATCTACATAGATAACTTTAGGGCTTAGGGCTTCTTCTTCCCATTCCCATGTCGTATTAGGAGTATTGCTTTCACTCGTAACCTTCGAATGGTATAACTTACAAGTGTCCTCGTTATAATAGCAGTTACTGCCAGTCCCTGCAGCTGGTACGTTGTCCCCACTCTTTAGCCAAGTATCTATCCATACCACATCGGGATTAATAGTTGGAAGATAGCTGTCCGGGACAATACCGTCAGAGCCCAGTGGAGCAACGCCATCTTCGATACCTCTTAACCGCTCATTGACGCTTTTCACAACTGCGTCCGTAAGGTCAAGAGTTATCTTTACCCAACCTTTGACTGCTGAAGCAGTGTAGCCATTATATAGCAGGAAAGTCACCTCTCCTTCGGAAACCGAAATCTTTTCTTCCTTGGCGATAGAAGCATCACCTTCGTTGGTTGTTTCAAAAATACCGGTGCCGAAGTTGGTGTACGTACCTGCTTTCGTGGCAATATAGAACAATTTCTGTGTTGGTTTGCCGGGATTGGTTTCTTCTGTGGCAATGCCCATAAACCGATAACCGGCTTGCGCCAGTGCGTCGATGTTGCCCTGCAAGGTCTTCTGCAAGTCCGCGTCGGCATTGCTGCGTGCGGTAGCCTCTGCACTTATCTTGCCGTCAAGAGTATTGTCTGCACTGTTACGGGTCTGAGACTCTGCGTCAATGTTCTTTTGCAGGGTTGTGTCTGCCTGCTTACGCTCGCTGGTCTCAGCGCTGAGGTCGGTTGACAGTTTGCTGATTAATCCGGTATTGGCGGTAACGCCGTTCTGGGCTGTGGAGATATTGGTGTCCTGTGTGTCATTCTTCTTCTGAATGTTGCTGATGTCGGTCTTCATCGTGTCGATGTCGCCGCTCATCGTCTGTACTTCTTCCAAATACTGCTCGACGTCAACAGTAACACTGCCGGCCGTCTTGCCGCTGTCCACCCATGAGCCGCCGTTAACGTACCATAGCTCGCCGGGCAACGTGCCTCCCACAATGGCCCAGCTTCCGTCAGGCAATGTGCCGTCAGGATAGGTCTCGCGCAACTTGGTGATGTCGGTGAACACGCCCTTATTCGCGCCCTTGATGTTCTTCGCGTCAAGCCAGCCATCTACCTTCAGGTTGTGACCGACCGATACACTGCCTTTGATGTCTGCCTTGCCGCCGACATTCACATTACGGCCTACGCTAACGTCGCCGTCTATCTGTTTTGTTGGTATACTGCTCATATCGTTATTGTATTAAGTTCTGGCTAAGTTGTGCCATTGCGTCACCCTGCTCCTTCTCGCCTAACACATAGAAAGAAAGGGAAGCTATCATATACACAATGGCATCGTGGCATCGCTCACAGATGTCTATGCCTTCGTCGCTGTCTATCGCTGGCTCGGGAAGATAGACTGCCTTGACAATCTCGGCGGTATTGTCCTTGCAGGAGAAAAATTCCAATACCCTTCCCTCTGGGCGAACACTGATGGCGCACACAGGAAATTCGGTATTGCCACGGATACCGCTAAACTGGCTCCACTGTAGGGCGTATTCCTCGTCTGTCGGGGAGATAGCCTGAAAAACGGGACGCTTCCAATCGCTCATCTGGAAGACCATCAACCGCATAAAATCAGTTGGGAGCAACGTCCAGCCGCAACCTGCACGGGCTTTCCCTTGCTCCCAATAGATGTTGTCACCAAAATTGTGACCGTTCTCAAGATAATGGAGTGGGGCTTGGAGCTCTACTCGCTTCGCTGCGTCAACGATACGGCTCTTGATGATGTCGTCAACGCTGAGCGTATCTACATCACCAAGACCGCGCAATGCGGTACTGGTCATGTTTTTGTCCATGACAATACGCACTTCCCGCATGAGTGTGGTTAATTGATATATCATGCCAAAAGTCGTTCATGTCATTTTATTAAATGCCTTCAAAAAACACACCGTTCGACTCTGCGGCTTCAACAATCTTTGCTCGGCTGCGAAGCTCTCTCACAGCTATCCCGCACTTCTCGTTGAGATAGCTTTTTGCATCGTCAAGGCTCGTTACCTTTACGATGAGCTTGCCGTCTGGGGTGCGCTCGCCGTCGGTGTCTGCTTTGCCATTCAATGTGCCATCATCGGTGGAGGTGTCACTGTCGTCCTCATCGGTGGCTTCCTCAGGTGCTGCTTCTGCGGTATCTGCTTCACTGACGTTATCATCGCTTGATGCTGCCACTGCATTGGAAGGCGCGCTCTTGGCTTCCGAGGCTGGCTTAGGTGCCTCTGTGCTCTCTGCCGACTTGGGCGCCTCGGAACTCTTGGGCAGTTTGTCCTCGTCCTCGTCAGTGTCAACAACGCTAAGGAGGACAATGCGCTTTTTCTTGAAAAACTCACTGTGCTCGATGATTGTCTGCTGCAAGAGGTCCTTGGTAACGTACTTCGCAGGGGTGTTGCCGTAGCTTGTCAGTATGCCGCCGGTAAACTCGATGCGTATGTGGGACTTGCCAACGGGGATATTGCATACCCATTCCATAAGACCACGAACTCCGTATGTCTTTATCTTCTTTTTAGTTGCCATCTTTCGTTGCTTGTTTTTATGAAAGGCTGACAGGCTTCTTTGCCCGTCAGCCTCGTTAATGGTTCTTTGCGTTCTGTATGCCGCTGCTTTGCAGTGGCTCTCAGCTTACACGATAATCTCGCCGGTGTACTCTGCCCATGCCCTGCCGTCGTAGTACCACAGCTCGCCAAGGGTTGCACTGGCGGAGATACCCTTGCAGTCCTGCATGAGGTAATAAACGGGGCTCTTGGTGCCCTGCGTAGTGGCTGGTGCCTCTGCGCTGTCCCACATGACAAATGTGGTGCTGTCTGCGTTAGCACCCTCGCCCTCACCGTCAATCCAGATGTGGCAGGTGCCTTTCAGACCAAGACCGTCCCAAGCAATTACGCTCTCGCGGCTTGCCTCTTCGCCCTCAATCTTCTCGGTGTCGCTGCTCTCAGGACGATAAACATAGTGGACAAGGCGGTTATCACCTAAGAGACCGGCGGAGTTAGAATAGCCTAATCGGTCAAGGGTCGGCTCACGCTTGAACTGCAAGTCGCCAAATACGGTGTGGATATTGGTAACCTTCCAGCCAAGCTTGTTCGTCTGCACGCTAATCTGTACCTCGGGGTGCTTGGAGAAGTCGATGCACTGGATATTCTCCAAGAAGTTCTTACCGCAAAGGGCAAGACAGGTGTTAGGTACGTCCTCGCCAGTGAAGAACATCTTGGCTAAACCTACAAACTGCTCGTAAGTCCACTTGCCGGTATGCTGGAGCTCCTTCTTGAACTGCCAGCGGATACCCTCGGTGGTGTACACGTCCTGTGTGCCTACCTTCTCGGTGTCAACAACGAAGTGACCGTTGCGGCTCACCCATAGCGTGCGGTTGCCCTTGCGCTTGAAGTCGGTAATCATTGCCTCGGCAACTACGGCCTTGGTGAATGGGATGCGCTTCTTCTGAGCGTCGAAGTAATCGCTCACTATCTGTGTCATGCCGCGCTTCTGCAACTGAATGATGGTTGGCTTCGGCAAGACAAGACTTGGAGGTACAACCTTCTGAGTTTCGTACATGGCATTGCCCAAAAGGTCAATGACCGTTCCTGAGGGGATGGCAGGAACCTTGCTGTAAAGGTTTTCGGCACTGTCCTTGGTGCCGTTGACGGCTCTAACAACGGGGTTGCCGGTCGTGGTGTCCTTGCCAACAACCCACAACATAAGGTCTTTGCCCGGCTGCTCAATGCCTGCCTCTGAATAACCGTTCACGCCACGCACACGGAGGGTGTCATAGGCATGGATGATGGGCTGGTCTTCACTGCCAAGGGGAAGCACTACCTGCATGGTAGTACCGGCTTCAACAGCCTTGACGGTGGTAACGCTGCTCTTAGCCTCGTCAATCATGTAGTGTTCTACTTTTGGCGAGGTGGCCTTGACTTTCTTCGCCCTCAGCATGAGCTGCATAAGCGGGGTGTCGTCACTGTTAAACTTGAATAGTTCGTCGTCGATGTCTGTCTCAACGAAATTACCGGGGGCAATGCCTCCAGTTGCCTCTGCGGCTGCACTCACGGAGGTGGAGGCTCCACCTACCTGAGTCTTTAGTCCTGCGCTGCCGGAGGTGGCCTGTGCACCGCCGGTGGATACCTGTGCTGATTGTTCTGCCATTGTCGTTAATGTTTTAATGATGATTTTTCTAACCTATACTCGTTTCTACAAGTCTGCCATTGCCTATCCCTCCAGAGGCACCGGCAATGGCGCTTACTGTCGCACACTGTCCACCAGCGTGACAGCGCATACCCGCCGTGCCTTTTGAAAGGAGGTTTTTCTTTGGCTCTATAACTTTCACTTCTATCATAACTCTTGCCGTTCTGTATGCCGGGGCTCTGCCACGGCTGCTGTTATGTCTGCGCCTCTTCTGCCAGTGTGAAGATGCTCGGCCGACGTGTCTGCTGCTTGGTGCCTGAGCCATTCTTGCCTGCAAGGTTCGCTGTACCGTCGCCTTTGCTGCGCTGCCTCAGCTTCTCCTGTATCTTGGTGTTGCGGCCGGCTACCTTGCCCTCTTCCTCGGCAGCGGCTACATCAGCATCGTGGTCCAAGGCGTTCAGTGCCATCAGTACGCTCTCCTTGCTGAACTTACCAAGAATGCCGTCCTTCATGATACCGACAAGGAACTCCATTGCACGGTCGATGTCGTCGTCAGATAGACCTTCCTCTTGCTGAAGCTGCTCTATCATCTGGCGGCTCGCATCGATATTCTTGGTGTATTCTTCGTCATACTCCTTCTCCTTTGCCACACGCTCGGCAAAGTCCTTGCTCGCCTGAGCAAGCTCCGCCTGCTTGTCGGGGTCTTTAAGCTCATCTACGAAGTCGTCACCGAACATCTCTACCAGTGCCACAGCAGGGTTCCTGCCGTTCTTCCAGTCGGTGAGGAACTTTGCGCTGCGTGGGTCGCTCGTGAAAAGGTCGGAGAAGGCTTTCTCTCGCTCCTTGTAGCCGTTAAGCTCCTGCGCTCCTGCGTCGTAGTCGTCAAGCATCTGACCGTACATCGACTCGTCATCGTCAAAGCTCTTGTCCGGATAGCGTGCCTTCAGACGTTCAAGGGCCGTGTCACGCCTGCTCTTTGTCGGAGGTGCTGATACGCCACCACCTTTGTTGTCGTTTGCCATATTTACAGTAGTTTTTATGGGTAAGCCGCAATAATGCGGACAATGCCAATTTTATTTGCACAAAAATAACGCTTAAATTTCGGAGTGCAAGTTTATCTTTATACAAAAAGATTTATTACCTTTGTGCAAATAATCCACTTTCAGCAACATAAGGATAAAAATGAAGCATTTCGGCTCTATCATGGAATGCGCTGAGGAGAGAATTGCTGACCTCATGCAGGTATACGACGATTATATTTCATCGTGTGCATACATACGTATGCCTGAGTGTTACGAGTTCCTTGCATGTCAGCCTGCGCCACGCTTCTATGTCTCTGACATCAGGGCGGCGATTGTCGTGTCGGCAATGATTGACAAACGGACAAAAAACTATAGGAACATGAGGCCGCTAAAGCGGGAGATGTTTCAGGAGATTTACCGACGGGTTGTGAAGATGAGAAAGAATACGCCGGGGATGACTGTCCTTGAATGTTGCAAGGAGGTTGTGGTGCAGCCAGCACCGAAATTCTATATCAGTGCAAATACTGCAAAGTGTATAATCTGTAAGAACCGTGAAGAATGGAAAAGGAAAAAATTGCGAAGACTGAGGCTCAGGCCATTCTAAAAGAGAATGAGCATAGGCAAGCGGTTATTCATGCCGTATTCAATCCTGTCACGGGGCAAGGAAGTGTGGGAAGACGCGTCAGGGCTGTTATCAGCGACTTCTCGATAAAGGAACAATGGCTCCCAAAGGATATGATGAGGGTGCCGCTCGTAAGGCAGATTGTCAAGTGCGGCTCTATCGGAACGTTCCTCGCGGAGGAAATGAACATTGACAACCCTACAGAGGAAGACGTGCACAAGGTCGTGGAGCAGTTCGTCAGAATAAGGTGCAAGCACGACTTCCCCTTCTGGGCGTCTATGTTCGTTTATATCAAAAACAAAGGTGGAGGGCCAGACGTGCTCTTCAGGCTCACGCGTCCGCAGAGAAAGCTCGTGGAGGTACTGGAGGGTATGCGCACGCACAACATGCCGATACGGCTTATTCTGCTCAAAGCACGGCAATGGGGTGGCTCAACGACAATACAGCTATACATGGCTTGGTTGCAGCTCGTGCTAAGGGTCGGGCTCAACTCGCTCATCATAGCGCATCAGGGAATGGGCTCGGATGAGATTATGGATATGTTCAACCGTATGATGGCTTCATATCCTGTCGAAATGCTGCACAAGCTCGGAGAGAAGTACAACGACAACGAAGAAACATTCGTTGGGGTCGGAAAATCGGGAGCTATAAAGCGTGTGCCGCAACGCAACTGCAAGATTAAGATTGGTACGGCGGAAAGACCTGACTCATGTCGTGGTGGCGATTACAACCTTGTACACCTCTCTGAGGTGGGACTATGGAAAACTACCGACGGAAAGAAGCCGGAGGACATTGTGCGCTCGGCATGCTCGGGTATGGTATATCGACCATACACAATGGTGGTATATGAGTCAACGGCTAACGGTACGGGGAACTTCTTTCAGCGTGAGTACGACGCGGCAAAGGCTGGACGTTCAATGTTCAAGGCGCTTTTCATCGCGTGGTATGACATCGACATCTACACGCTGCCATTCGCATCAGACGATGAGCGGGCTGACTTCGCCATAAGCCTGTGGGAAAATAGAAACAACCACAACGTAATGTCCGACCGGGAGGAATGTGGAGCGTACTTGTGGAAGTTGTGGACGTATGGGGCTACACTGGAGGCTATTCACTGGTATGTCGTCGAGAGGTCGGGAAAAAACTCGCACAGCGTCATGGCTTCGGAGTATCCGTCCGACGACATTGAGGCATTCGTCAACTCTGGCTCACACGTCTTTGATGAGGCTCTCGTCGATAAGCTCAAAGCAGGGTGCCGTCCGCCTAAGTTTATAGGAGATGTCTATGGGGATAAAGATGAGGGACCGGAGGCACTCAGACATGTGCGCTTCTCTGAGGATAAGCAAGGGTTGTTCTGGATATGGGAGAAGCCGGACATTGACCCCGAAGAGGTTATAAGGCACCGTTATCTCGTTACGGTGGATATTGGAGGACGCTCTAACAAGGCCGACTGGTCTGTTATCGTGGTCTTCGACCGACTGTACATGATGGACGGAGACAAACCGGTCGTCGTGGCGCAGTGGTACGGGCATATCGACATCGACCTGCTCGCATGGAAGGCGGCACAGATTGCAGCGTATTATGATAACGCACTGCTTGTCATTGAGAGCAACACACTGGAGACACACGATAAGGAGCGCATTGTCGATGGAGACCAGTCGCAGTTTATACTCAACCAAATAAAGGACGTGTACGATAACCTGTACGCTCGCAAACAGTCGGAAGAGGACATCAAGGAGGGCGCGCCTCGCAAGTATGGCTTCCACACCAACATCTCCACTAAGCCGATGATTATATCTACTCTCGTGAAGGTTATTCGGGAAAGCCTATACGTCGAGCGTGATGAACGGTGTCTTGATGAGTACAAGACGTATGAGCGCAAACAGAATGGTGCCTTCGGGGCTATCGAGGGAAAGCACGACGACTTGCTAATGACACGGGCTATAGGTCTGCACATCTGTTTCTTCGAGATGGAAACGCCTAAGGCGGTGAAGCGGCATGCCTCCATTGTGGGCGTGCAGCGCACGGCGGTATCTGCCGCTACCATCTAACGGCATTTCTGTACAATGCTATCATCGCCATAACAGTATATTCAATAACAAAAAAATGCGAGAGGCTTCTCACAAGTCCCTCGCATTCCGTCTTTACTCCTAAAAACAACCTTTTACTAATAAAGAAACTAACCTAATTCAACCTTAATGACTAAACTTCCAACTAAAAACATTATTACTATTCATTACGCAAAACTATGGTAAAAAACACATTGCCTTCCTTCGCCGCGCCCATCATGCCGCTTGCCTGCCGTTACCCATATACTGCCCAAGCATCTGCATCGCCTTCGGGTCGGCTTGTGCCTGTGCCTGCTGCATAATCTGAGGACTGACACCATCCGGAATGCCGCCTTGTTTGACCTGCTCCTTCTGGCTCTGTATGCTCTGTAGCAAATCGTCGGCAAACGGGAAGTCGCCATACTGCAACAGCTGATCTACGCTGATGGCTTGACTCTGCCACAACTGCATCAGGAAGTCATTGGCTATCTGACGGTAGGCCGGGGTCGTAGTGCTCTCGCTGATATTCAGGTCGAAGTCAACATCACGTATCTTCTTCGGGTCATAGACAATCTGGGAACCTGCCTTACCGGCAATGTTGAACACGCGCTTGGTATCATAGAACTGCTGCATGTTCTTTACGTCCTTGTAGGCGCCGTCCCTGACAAAATAGCTGAACGCCTCTAACAAGTCCAAAAGGCTCGTCGTGGCATTCTGTGTCTGCTGGTTGTAGAGGGCTGCAGACGTGCCCGAATAGCCGGGCTTGCCTTGCAATGCGCCGTTAACGCCGCTGATGTCCTCAAAGAACTTCAACTGCAAGTTCAGCAACTCACCAATGCCGATGTTCGTGGCGTTAGCGGCTATCTGAGTGGGCAACTGACCGCTCTTGCTCGGCTTGAAAACGATAACGCCGTTGACCTGTGTCCATGCGTCGGCAAACTCTTGTGGGTCGTGGTCGCCAAGACAGTCCTCAGGTATGAGCAGAACTCCCTTGGCGGTGGCTCTGATTACCCAGTCGTAAAGGGTGATGAGGCGGTTCGTGTAGCGCTGCTGGTCGATAACGTCGGCGACAAAAGAGTGAATTTCTCCGTCAATGAACGGATAAGCCTTGAATACATACGGGTGACTGCCGTGCTCAAACGGGGTCTCACCCTCTTTCAGTATGTCGCCAAACGGACTGAGGTAGTAGAAGTACCAGTAGTCGTCCATGAACCATTCCGCTTCGACCAACGGGATTTCATCATCTTCCATGCCGTTGGCTCTGCCAAGAGCCATGCGCTCTTTGTTCACCTGAGTAACATAGTAGTCGTAGTCCTCAACATTGATTTTGAAGATGTCACCGTTCTGATAGTCGTGGCAGCGGTATCTCGGCTTCTGCTCCTTCCGCCACACCTCGATAACCCTGCAACGACCGTAGTCTCTCGGAACAAGGAAGTCGGTATCGTTGTTGTTGCTGTAACCGAAGCTGGCCATGGTAGTGGAGATAACTTGCTTATCCATGGCATAGGCGTAGATGTCTTTCAGCTTCTGATAGTCCTCAGGGCTCTGGGCAAACTGCTCGCACAGCTCGCCGAAGCTGATATCATGCACCTCACCAAGACAGCTTACGTCCCAACCACGGAAGTCGCGCATGTTGTTGTCGATGAAAAAATTGTTGGGCTGCACATAGTCCGTCCAACAGTCTTCCTTGCCGTTACGCCAGCCGTAGCTCTTGCGATGAACAATGAAGCCGCTAATAAGAAACTCTTCCATCGTGCGTGCGTCAACCTCGCTCATGCGGTTCAGCTGGCGGTTGCACTGAAGGATAGTGCTCATCGTCTCGCCAAGCTTCTGCTCGTCTCTGTCTCGTGCCGTGCAGGTAGGCTCTTTCGACTGGTTGCGGAAAACGCCGACAACATTCCTCACAAGCCTGCGGATCATATTGTTCTTAAGCGGTACGTTGCCCTGCTTCTTGATGTACTCGCCCTCGGTCATTTTCTTGATGCAGCCATCTTCATTCACCGTAACGATGTCGTCCCACTGGTAACCGTAGGTATAGCGTTTGTTGCGCTCTCGTTCGCGGCGGAAGTCGCTCATCTGGTTCCAATAGTAGTTGGCTTCCATGAGCACGTCGTAGGCACGGCGGTTAGTGCGGTTGTGCACCTCGCGCTTGATGCTGTCCAAGTCGGGGGCATCATCGCCACGAACACGGCTCATCGGGTGCAGGCTGGTACGCTTGCGCCGTCCTAGCTTAACGTGCGGTATGCCGTCCTCGACGTTCGACTTGGCTTTCTTTATTCCTATTGTCAGCATATCATTTCTATATATAAAGGCAAAGATAGGCACTCACGCCTATCTCCGCCGTTTAAGTTTATACGTCCGTACGAACCTGATCCGTCCTGTAGGCAGCTGCTGTGAAGCGGATACCTGCCAAGCAGTCCCGTGAGCCGCCATACATGGCGGCGTTAGGCTCACTCGTCCTTCATCTTCTTCAACTCGCCAAGCACCTCGGCAAGGCTCTTTTCCAGCTCAGCCTTTTCATTCGGGTCTTTAGTATAGTTCATTGCCGTGCGTATCTGCTGAACGGCTCCTATATACGTATTGACCTTCTGCCACTTCTGGAAGTCCTTGCCTTTGATAAGCTCGTTGAACTTCCTTTGTCCGTCGGCATCGCCTTTCATGTAGTCTTTCTTGTAACCGCTGAACTCGTTCTGCTGACGGGCATTCTCTTCTGACAGGTCATAGTACCAGTCGGGAAGTTTCTGCTTGCCGCCCTGCTCGGTCTCGCGTGGGGCTGTTATCACGCGGTTCACGACAGGAGCCTCCTGAGCGTCCGGCATATTGCCAGTGCCAAGGGTGTACATCGTGCCGCCAAGCTGGGCTAAGAAACTGTACATACCACCGTAGTAGCCTTTCAGAATGTGGTCCACGACTGCCGGATTGTTCAACTCCTTGCCAACCTTCGTGCGCTCCCACCAGCCTTGCTTATGCTCGTCGCCGCCCGTGAAGTCGTTAATGAACTCCGAAGACTTAACAAGCCAGCTCGGTGTTCCGACGTAGGCTTTTTGGAAACTCGGCTCATACTTGTTGAAGTCGTTGTCCTTATACAGTGGCCTGCCGGTGAAGTCGGTATTGAAACCTACCTGCAACAGGGGCTGCGTAACGGTCGGGGCAAGGTTCACAAGTGGATTACCATTGTTGCCGGCGAAGTCAAGGGGCAAAAGGTCGGAAGCCTGTGTAAGAACCTCCAATGCAGGATTTTCACCGCTCTTGCCTTCCATCACCGTTGTCATGGTCTCACCAAAGCCGTGGAAAACACGGAACTCCTGAGCCAAAGGTATCATCGCAAACTTCTTAGTACCCGGTATCCACATCACAAGGTTGTTGCGACGCTGCCAAGACGGTAACTTCCAGTATTCATCTACGGCGTTCCAGTCGTCATCGTCACCGTCACCACCACCGAATACGCTCCACAACAGCTGAGTGGCAAATACCTGCGCTGCGCCTATCAATGCAATGGAGCCCGTAAGAAGGGTGAAACGTACGGGGTGGTCCTTTGCCATCTTGCCAACGTTCTGCAAGCTCTGAATGGCTGGGTTCACAAATATCTGCAAGTTCCTGTAGGTGGCATTGCCCATCTCGCCACTGCCCTTGCGGTTGAAGTTCAGCGTGATGTTCTTTGCGTCATTGACGCTGCGCTTCACGTTGCGACCGCTCTGGCGGCTCGACATATAGATGGCAAATCGGGTCATGTCCTCAATGCAACGATTGGCATACTCCAGCCCTTGGCTCAATCCACGGAACAGTCGTTTCGGGTTGAGATGTTTCTGGTTCATGTTGCGGTACATCTTATCCATGTCCTTCTTGTACTCGTCTATCTCTTTCAATGACGTGAAACCAGTCTCGGCACCCTCGGTCATGAACTCATAGAAGTACTTCTGAGTCTCGCTCATCTGTCCAGTAGGAAGCTGCTGGGCAGCGGCTTTCTTGTACCACTTCATCAGTGTGAACATCCTTAAAGGACCGCCAAGCTTCGCAACGTTCAGCCTGAACCTTAGCGCGTAGGCCGGGCTCTCCTTGATAAGGGTGGTAATAGCTGCCATAGTGAGGTCACGAAGGGCATTGCTAACAGTGAACGCCGGGCTGAGGCTCGTGTATCGCTCGGCAAGAAGTCTGCCCATCCGGGCTATCTTGCTGCTCTCAAAGCTGCGCTCGCTCGACCTGCGCTGACGCGTGCCGTTCAAAGCCTGAGCTGCTCGAGGGTTGCCGTTGATGTAAAGCACATACTTCTTGCCGTTAACCATCACATCCACATGGTGCTCCAGTGCCTGACCTTTTTTCACGGGTACGCCAAGGTGTAACCGACCGCGCTGCTTGGTAGCCTTGCCAAGGTCTTTGAGCTGCTCCATCATGTCCTCATGTTGCTGGACAATGTCGGCAACCTCATCGGCGGTAGCGTCCTCGGGAATGTTCGGTACGTCCTCACGCCAGTCTGGGTCGGTGTCAGTGCCAAAGTTCCTGTACCACATCTCACTCACCGTAACAAGGTTCGTCGGGTGGTTCTCGACAAAGCCCAAGAAGGTCTGCTTCACCTTGTTCTTATTGCCCTGAACAATGGCACTCACGGCCATATTGCCAATATAGGCTATCGGGTTGTCGGCCTCCGAACGTCTGCCCTTGGCCTTGTGGAGTGTCGGGGAGAAGGCGGTACCCTTGTCGCCGCTGCCTACATAGTCGAAGAGGTCTCCGGCAGTGTCCTCCTGCCAGCCGCGAAGTGGAACATAGTAGTTGAACATACCACTCACGTAGTTGTAGTTATCCTTGCTGATGATGCCGCTCTCGTAGCCTTTCTTCAGCGTCCACTTGGTAGCTGCGTTTGTCGCCTTCCATAGCTCGTCAATAGGGCTTCCCCCATTAACCCCATTCGACCCATTAACCCCATTAATGGCTCTGTTCTCCATGTCCACCACAATCCGCTGGGCTTCTGCCTCTGCGTCCTGTACGTCGCTCTGACCAGTAAGGGAGGTAAGACCGGCATAGTCCCTCATACGAAGATGATTGAATATATCATCGTAGTCCGGGAACTTCACCTTGTTTGCTGCTTTCTCCAGTGCGTCGGCTTTCTTCGGGTCGCTCTCGGCACGGCTGGCGTTCATCAGGGCATCATACTTGCCCTTTGCCTCGTCATAGGCTTTCTTGTACGCAGCGTCTGCATCACGGCGGGCAAAGACGATATTTCGCTCCAGTCCGTGCTTGGCCATCATATACTCGGTGACATCGCCAACACTCACCTTTGCGGCTTTTGCCACATCGTCCACAGCCTTTAACAGGGGCTTGTAGAGGTTGTCGGTGAAATACTCGCTCTCGGCTCGGCTCTTGCCGTGGCTACGGTTCTCGGCATTGTATGCGTCCTCGTAGTCTTCGAGTTTCTCGCCACGCTGTTCCAACACCGCCTGCTGCAAGTTCCGCACGTTTATCATCGAGTCCTGCCATGCCTCACGTATCCGGCTCCTCGCCTTGTCTGCCATACGGTTGTATGTCTCACGGGCGGTATTGTCATCGTCCTCGATGGTGTCTCTGAACAGCAAGTCCGGGTCTATCCCGTGGCTCACCTGCTCAGCCCTGCTCAGCATGTCACGCTTGCCCCATGCCTGTGGCTCTCCTGCTGCTCTCCCGCCAAACATATCGTCATACTTTTCAAGGTCGTCACCGCTAATGCCGTTATCCCTCAGCAACTCGCCTAAGTCTATGCCATGTTCCATTGACACGTCCTTGGCTTCGTCCATCAGGTCATTCCACTTATTAAGCTCGTCGCCAAGCTCAAACGTCCGCTCTCCCTCCGGGTCTTTCTCGAAAGCCTCATCAAAAGCGTTTCTCGCTTTTGCCCAGCTCTTGAAGGTATTCACGAGTCTCGGTGTCAGTCGCTTTATAGCGTCCTCACGGCTCTCTGCCGCCTCGCTCGGACTATCTTGTCGGTCCTCGCTATCCTCGCTATAGTTCCCCACTTGCAGTTCCGCCTGCTTAGCCACGTCCTCAGCCTCACCTAAGATGCTGCGGTACCGTCCCGGCTCCTTCAGGTTCTCATAGCTACGCCAAAGGATATACCTCAGCTCGTTGTCCGATAGGGTAAAGTCATACTTATCGGCAAAGTCCGCAAAGCCAATGGCATGAAGCATATCAAGGAAAAAGTCCTTTATCTTCTGCCAGAAGGTCTCGGGTATGTGCTCGAAGTCGGTCTGCTCTGCAAGGCTTGCAAGATATTCCTCAGTAGCCACACGGAAGTCGCCACCGTACTTGCTCAGTGCCAACTCCGTGATCCGCCTGCGCACATCGTTGTCGGCGGCTGCATACACGTTGTCAAGGAACGTGTCGAAGTGGCTGCCGAACATCTTCCTCAGTCCGTAGTGCGCCACGCCTTCATGGAGCAAGGTCTGCATCACGTCGTCAATATCACGGTGGTTAGGAATAACGATGGTTATCTCATTCGTGTTGCGGTCATAGAAACCTTTGGCACGTGCCTTTCTGCCCTCCAGCGTGGATGCGTCCATCACGATATTCACGTTGTCAAGGTGAAGCCTATCAGCCAGCTCCTTTGCGGCACTCTCCATGCTCTTGCGCTCTCTGTTGGCAAAGGCTTTCTGCTGTGCCTTGGTGCGGTTGCTCTTGCCAAGCCATTTCGCTACAGGGTCGTTCATCAGCGATAATTCTTCATCGCTATAGGCTCCACTGCCCTCACGACGACGGGTATTGCCTTTCAGCCACTCTTCATAGCTCGGACGGCTCGCCTTTCCTGCATTGCCTTCCTCAGGCTCGCTAATCTCAACGCCTCTTGCAACAAGCGCGTCTCTAAGTGCAGGTGGCACGGTGTTGAACGGTACCTTTATCCCCGTCCCTGCCAGCCTGACGGCATACTCATCGGCAACTTCATCTACAGGTACAATGCGTACAGGCTTATCCCAACGGCTCAAAATAACCATTCGAGGATTGCCCTGTGCCGCCATCTCTCTGCCGACGGGACCGGACTTCCATTCTACCTCGCCCGTCGAGTCCTTTGCCTTCTCAGCATGATAACCGCTCGTAAGCTCACTAACCGGGACTTCCACCTCTACGGTAACAAGTTCTGGTCTGTTCCATGCTGATGAGAACTGGTCGTTGATGGGGGTGCGTGAAGTGTGGATATACGGATTGTAGGCTGCGTTGATGGTGCTGCCGTTGCCCTTGTCAAGGGTAAAGGTTCCGTCTTCATTAGCCATCTCTGGGTGTTCCTCGCTCTGCTCCCACTTGCCAATCTCTATAGGACTACGCCATACCCACTTCGTGCGCAGGGTGCCTTTCTTTGTCTCAACCTGTGTCTTCACCCTGCCACTCATCGGTGGATAGAGCTTACCGTCGTGCTCCTGCATGGCTCGGTACACCTTAACCGTCGGCTCGCTGTCAAGTCTCGCTGCCTCTTCGTCGTCAACTTCTCTGTACAGCACGCCACCTTCCTCAGCCTCTGATGGGGTGGCAGGTTCGTCATTATGTGGACTGTCCGCTGTCTCTTCAAGGTTGGCTTTCACCTGTACGATAACGCCAAGGGTCTTGCTCAGATAGTCAAGTACTTTCTTAAGGTTCTGCTGGCTGACCCAAGCGGTCATGTTGCTGCCGCTGGTGGTGAACTCGTCATCGAGTAGCCTCAGAAGTTTCTTATCCAAGAAGTACTTGCCGCCACGAGACTTCGATTTGGGGACGCTCAGCTTGAAGTCGTTATAGTGGTACGACATGCCACGCTCTATCTTGACTTCTTTGTCAGCACTCTCAACGGCGTCGCCGTCGATAATCTTTTGCAGCATGGCACTGATGGGAACGCTGGTCTTTAAGTCCTCTTCTTTGAAGCGGTCATTCATCAGAATACCTTGCTTGACATCACCGTCAATGGTCGTATAGCTGATAAGCTGACCTTTGGTCTCCGGAGATTTCTGAGTATCTACAAGTGCCTGCATCAAGTTACCAGTTACGATGTATGCGGTCTTGCGGCTCTTTGTTGGTACCTTGCTGTCCCAGTTGTCCATGCTGAGGCCACGGGCCTGATAACCCAACATCACGCTTTGGTGCTTGATGTTTTCAAGGCTTGTCTTATCGCTAAGGGGCACTTCAATCTTTCTGCGTCCGTCAAGGGTGGCAAACACTGCCGTTGAGGATGAACGGGAATAACCTTTGCCGAACTTGATACCAAGGAAGGTGCCAAGGCTCGGAATAACGGTCGTGCTCGTGTCCTTTAAGTTCAGAGGGATGATTAACGGTTCCAAAGGAGTGAAGGCGTCCAATGCTCCCAATACGTCGTTGCGCTGTGCGTCTATGCTCACGGTACGCTTGTTAATCTTCGTCTGCTCCTTGTCGGCGGCTTCCTTTGCGGCAATATCTGCCATGTGGCTTATCTCTTCGTCGCTCCAGTTGTTGTCACCTTTCTTACGGGCTTTCAGGCAACCTTTGATATAGTCCTCACGGGCTTTGTTAATGCGCTTCTGTGCCTCGGCTTTCGCCTTATCCTCAACGGCTTTTGCCTTGTCTGCATAGAACTTCTCTACGGCTTCATGCTGCTCTTCGTGCCACTGCTCCCACGGTTTGCCGTCGGTCAGGCGGTCGGCATACTCACGCGCCTCCTTAGCCTTCATAGGCTTTTTCAGCACGTCCACTTCTGCCGTCTCCAGATATGTATTGTCGGCAAAGGCATTATCACTGCCGGGGTCTGAGCCTTGTTTCCAAACCTTCCTTGATTTGGTCTCGGCTCTCAGTGGCATGGTGGTAATTTCAAGGTCGTTCTCTCCTGCGTCGTTGAGTATCTGCATCTTCACCTTGTATGCGTCGGCAAGGTCATTGAAGATTTGCTCCTGCTCCTTAACGCTGAGGAATGGCAGACGACGGAGTATCTTTCCGGCACAACCTGAGTTTGGATTGTTCTCTTCATCACCGCCACGGCGGTTGCTCTTCTTGCTCTCATCAGAAAGCATGTCGAGTGGGTCGCCAAGGCGATCTTCCAAGTCGGGGTGCTCCATCATATACGACCATGTTACTTCATCGCCGTACTTATTCATGAAGTCGGTAACTTCCATTTCGTTGAACTTCGACTTCTGCGAAGAGGTGGTGTTTGCGTCAAGCGATTTCAGTTTGTTCTTGAACATCATCTGCAAACGCTGCTCTGCCGGGATGGAACTCACTAAGTAGATGTACCTGCCACGATGAACCTGCCCGGTACGGTCTATACGGCCGCGCATCTGTACCTCGTCGTTGATGTCGCTCTGGAACTGCGCGGCTATCATCACACGAGGACTTTGGTCGCTGAACTTGCTGCTCGCATGGAGGCTGATGCCGGTGCTGCCGCTCTTATTGATAAGCAGTACGTCCAAACCGCCATTCTTGCCGCTGGCACTATTGAAGGCAGAGGCGGCGGCCTTGCCGTCCATCTCCTTGCTGCTGCGGCTCTGAACGATATAGTTGCCCTCGGCGTCCATCACCATCTCTGACTTGCGGCCGGTAATCTCACCTACCTTGTAACCTGCTGCCTCAATCCGCATCTTGATAGCGTCCATAGGGTCAATGGGCAAGCCTATGCTCAGGTTGAGAATGGTCTTGCGTATCTCGTTGTACTTGGCAACGGCTTCATCGCCAAGGTCGTTGATGTTGAGGGTCTTGTTGACCTGATTGTCCTTATTGCCTACCTCGCCCTCGGTATAACGAAGCGTGCCCTCCAAAGCTCTCATCAGAGTCAAGGAGAAGTCTGGAAGCTCCGGCATTGGGGTGTTCCTCGGCATGTCGTCCAAGAAGCCTTCCATCGTGTTGTTGAAACTGATAACGGGCTTCTCGCCTTTCTTCAAGCACTCTATGGCTTTATCGGCTACGGCATTGGCCTTCAGTGAGAACAACAGCTGATTGACAAGATTGTACATCTTGCTGGCAAAGGGGACATTGTTCACACCCATGTGGCTGGTGCCTTGGGTCTTCTTGCTGAACATGCCTTCCTCGGCCATGTCCTCGCTCATCTTCTCGATAGACGGGTCTACATAGTTGTCTTGGAACTCACGGATGGCATTGAATATCTTGGCAACCTCGTCAAACTGGGCACGCTGCTGCTTGTCGGTCTCTTCGTCCACGCCTTCCCAGTCAATGCTTACGCCGGTGAAATCACGCTCACGTCTAATCATCTGACCGCTCTGAACAAGCTGCTTGGACATAATTTCCTGCAATGTTACACCGCCATTCTGGATAGCGTCAATCATATCCTTTTGGCTCAGACCGCTCTCGCTCATGGCTGTCTTCATGGCATACAGGGGCATGTTGTCGGGACGCTTGGCAAAGGTGGCACTAAGATATGTTACTCCCTCTGCACCTTTGAGCAAGTCTTGCATGTACAAACCACTCGACGACTGACCGCCTACGGTATGGCTCTCGTCCAAGAAGACATAGTTGTCCTTGGCAAGCGTCTCCAGCACATCACGGCGAATATCACCATTCTTGTCAGCACCGGGTGTCTTGCCCTTGTATTTCTTGTCCTTAACTTCTATTTCACCATTCTTGCCTATCTCATAGGTCTTGGTGCCGGACTGTATCTGAGAGTAGGTGACAAGCACATAGTCATACTCAGGTGGCAGCTTGCCGTTCTGGAGTATGTAGTCATAGACACGCTCACGCTCCTTGGGCTTGGGAAGTCCGTAAACGACACGGGTAACGGGCTCGCCATTCTTGTCATAGACTTTCTCGCCGTTCTCATCGACAACGTTCTCAACGATATTGCCATCATCATTTGAGGCAATAAGGAACGGACGTAAACCATTGCTGCCTATATCGCACATATCACGGTAGTTGTCCGTGTACAGACGTGCCTTCTGAGTGAAGTAGATAGGGGTCTTGCCTTGCTTGATAGCCCAGCGGATAAGGGCTGCACCCTGTCTGCCTTTGCCTACACCGGTCATATCGCCGATAATGAAGCCCTTGCCATGCTTCATCTGATTGATGGCAAGTGCCACACTGTCTATCTGCTCGGCGGCAAGATGAGAGTACAGTTCGTCCTTGCTGCTGTAGCCAAGCTCTGAGCGTACCATCTCGTCAACATCGCCAAGCTTGTCAAGGTTCTCGGCAATAGCCTCGGCCTGTGCGGCTGGCACACGGCTTTGAAGTGTCATGCTCTGGCTCTTGTTAGGATAGGCTACTTTCTCCTGTCCTAACTCTACCTTCTGACGGGGTGCTTGTGGTGCGCGCGGTTCTGTACGCTGAGGCTGTGCCTCAGCATTTTTGGTTATCGCGGGTCGCTCTCCAGTGGTGTTATTCCGTTCAGAAGTTCCTCCACGCTGATTTCCTCCGACTGTTCCTCGTCCAGTGCTTCCGACTTCTCGCCGTTCTGAGGATTGCCCTTGTGTGGGTCTGTTCCCCTGAACAGTGTTATTGCTTCCTGCATCTCGTCCGTCTGCATTATCCAGTCGGTCAGCGCTTCCATGTTGGCCTCGTTCTCCATTTCCTCGTCCGTCTTGGGCTGAGGAAGGTCGTACACTCCGTCCGGGTTGTGGACGTCGCTCCATCTCGCCTGCTCGTACGGGTTGTTGCTGAACTCCACCTGCTGCCTCACTATTGCCAGTACGCTCTGACGCACTGTTGACTGGCTGACTTCCGTCACTGTTGACAGCAGCGGAAGGCTCACGCTCCATTTGCTTAGCTTGTTGAATGTCATCTTCTACTCGTTTATATAATTCGTCGAATGTCTTTACTTGCTCGGCTCGCGCCTTCTTCTTCACCGGTGGGAAGGTGAACTTCTCAGGATTGTCGCCTACGTCGGTCTTGCGTCCGGCAATGAGTATCATGCGCACATTGTAACCGGTTCCGTTGCGCTTGTACATGTCGCCGTCAAGGTTGATAACGTCAACGACGTTGTAATGGGTGTACAGGTGCTTGAACAGTTTCATATCCTTGGCCTGCATAGCACCATTGCTCATATACTGGGTGTTGCCGCCGATGATGATGGCGGCACGCCCGTCGTCCTTCATGGAGGCAAGAGCATTAATAGCCATAAGCCCCTCCAGACTGGTTATCTTCGTCCTGCCGCCGTCAAACTCCTTCTCCTGCGTACTGCCGAATGGTGGGTTGGTAGCCACTGCGTCGTATGCCTTGGGCTCAAACGGCATGGTGCCGTCCTGATTGGTTATCCGACCGTAGGGCATGGTACGGAGGTTCATAAGTCTGCGCTCGTCGATGTCGTTCACATGCCACAGCGGTGCCGGGATGCCTATCGTCAACGCTCCGTTGCCTGCGCTCGGCTCCAACAGCTTCAACGGCTTCTTATCGCCACCCATCATGAACATATCCATCACATAGCCGAATGGGGTAGGTGTTGAGTATTGCTGATGAGCAACACGGCTGGTGTCTCTCGCGTTCAGGCTCGGCTGAGACTGATACAGTCTTACAACCTCGTCAAAACCAGCCTTTTTTGTCTGCTCGTCCTTATTGATGTCAGCCTGAGCAACCTGCCTTGTGGCAAGTGTCATTGCTCTCTCCACAAGCTCCTGCATGTCGGTGTCCTTGTAGTCTTTCAGCAAGTCATACTTCTGAGCCATTTTCTTGATGTCGCTCATCGTAAGCTTGTGGTCGTACTTGCCGTAGGCTGCATCGTCCTCGATGGCGTTCTGAATTTCAATGACAAAGTTCTTTTCCTGAATTTGCCGCTGCTGATACTCTGCACTGTCGCCGCTCAACTCCTTTTCAGGCTTGGTCTCTATCGGCTTCTCCTTGCCTTTCTCATCATCGGTAGTGATAACGGCAGGCTGCTGCTCGGTAGTACCCTGCCCTGATGTCTGCTCGGTAGCTTTCTGTTCTGTAGGCTGCTGCTTTGCGGCAGCTTCCTCCCCTCCAAACAAATCATCAAACAATGATGGTTCCTGCTGCGAAGATACTGCTTTTTTCTTTTCGTTATTCTCCTTAGACGAAGTTTTTTTGCCCCGCAACGCATTTTTGATAGCATTGGTCGAAGTCTTTGCCTTAGGTGCGCTCTGCATCTGCTGAAGTATCTTCTCAGTGGCTTTCTTCGTAGCCATGCCGTCAACGCTAACGTCCCAGCCATTGTTGCGAAGACCCTGCTCATACTCGTCAAGCATCTTCTTCGGGAAACCGGCCATACGGATCCCGTCCTTTCTCGTAACAACGCTCACACCAGTAACCTCGCCCAATGCCACAGCGTCATTGCCGTAGGCCTCGTAGAAGTCGCCTGCGGTCTTCAGATGCACCGTCGTCGGCACTTCTTCTACCTCTATCTTGGACAATGGCACACGTTCGTTGTCTGTGGTATAGACAGCCTCTATCACCGGCTGAGAGAACTGAGCTGCGCCTACCTGCTCGCCCTTGCGCACAAGCATTACTATATTCGTCCGCTTGCCATCAACGTAGATGGGCATGTTCTTTTCTACGTCCTCTTCGGTGGCAGGTCGAAGCGTGAAGCCTCGCTCGCTGTATCGTGTATTCTCTTTCTTCTCGCTCGGTTCGGTACGCCGCTGCTGTGCAGTGGATCCACCATTGAGGCCCATGCCAAGCAACTCTTGTATCGCCTTCCGCTCGCCAAGCATATTAGCAAGGCTACCGGCTACGTCCATATTCTTCTGGTACTTGCCGTTCACAACACCCTCGGTCTTGCCTTTCTTGAACATGTCGGCAAGCTCGTCTATCCACTGCTCGCGGTCTTTCATAGCCTTCTCCAACATCTCGCGTGTAGGCTTCTCCTTGAATGTATTGAGCTTGGATAGGAACTTGTCATGAGCCTCTTCTATCATGAGGTCCATGCCTTTGCTCATATCCTCGTCCTTGTAGTAATCGTTCAGAACGACGGTCTTACCTGCCTTCAAGTCCTTAAACAGCCTGTCGGTGTCAACCTCGTGCAGTCCGGATGTCTTTTCCTCGCCTTTCAACCTGAGTTCGGGATAAGAAAAGGGTCTTAAAAGTTTGGTAATCTCGCATAATTT